TTTCAGTTATAATGTTATTTGATGGGTATAAATCTCCTACCGTTGGAGTCCCGTTATACCTCTTTAGGTATTAACTAGCATAGCATTCGATTTTCAGATGTCGAATTACATATCTTTTCATAGTTTAGTATTGATAATTTTATGAAGAACGGCTGACTCATCTGTCTCATGAGTAAAGTCCTACGGGGAATGCCGAGTGAAGTAATAACATCACGTTCTAGTAGTAATATTAATAATATAAAGACTTATCTTATAGTTTTCAGATTACTTATCAAATCTTAGCAGAATTTCGTTATAGAGTTTTACTGTTTGAATACAAGAAGTGGCTTTTAAGTTTTTAACAAACGAATAGATATTAGACACTATTCCACTTAGATAAAAGAACTCTATAGCTTACTTTTTAAATTAACTTAGTATTAACTTACTCCGTAGGTGGAATCAACCACGGAATCAAGAAAGGAGAAAATTATGGAAACAACAAAATATGAAAGCGTGTTCAAAAATCCAGAAGGTTTTACTCAGCAAGAAATTACACAGTTACGTACTAAAGTAATTGCATTTAGCCGTGCTTTAGTTGGTCGGCGGTTGGCAATCCCCGTAAGTGATAATTTAGATTTGAATTACAAGAAAAAAATGGCTGGTGATATGCCAGGACTTGTACTTGCAAATCCGATGAAGAAGTATATGATTGAAACTGTTGATTTGTTCAACGTAGATATCGTGCGGACTGCAAATGGTAAGATTGTTATTATGTTTAATAATGACGAAAAGTTGCAGTTTGATTTACGGGCAGATGTAGATATCGTATTGAAAGCTGGTCCGAAAGATGTTCAAGATGCTATCTTGAAGTTTGAAGCAACTGGAGAACGGTCTCCGTTCTGGAATGTTAAAATGGTAACAGAAGTTGTCACTCAGTTGAATCAGAGTAATTTGACTGATCTTAATAATTTTATTGATGAATTAGCAAATCAGGGAGCTTCTCTGGAACAGATCAACAAGATTACTAAGGACGACACTACTGCTTACTACAAGAGCATCGACGAGTAATTAATCTTAAGTACATAAAGCTATGGCAACAAGTAAAAAGCCAATAGATTCATATCACTTGCAGATGTTACAGCTAATTATGTCTGATCCTCGTATTCAAAATAATTTGCTAATGGATGGGAGCAAAACAATTAAAGTTGAATATGATGGAACAGTATTAATAGGACGCCACAAATATGGTTGGGTAAATAAGTGGTTTAATTCCTATTATGTAATAGACTTTTTTAGTTTAGTACAAAGAATAGCTTTTATCATCACAGGTGTAGAAAGTAACAATTGCGATAAGTCAGGTTTGGTTGGGTTTTTGACAGAAGCAATTGATAAAGTACTTAAGAAAGATGAAAAAGAAAAAGTAATCGAGTTATTATTGTATTATTGTACATTACTTGATGAAAACAGTCCATTGAAATTGACCTATGATATTACAAAAGATGACCCAGGCTTTGACAAAAATATGGGTAATAACAGCAAGCGACGCAAAATGGTTGGGGTAGCAAATGCTTGCATAGATTTTGGGTATGAAAGAATACCCGTCAGTTTACATGTTGAAGGAGATTTATGATCGAATATATACATTTGGTTGGGTTCGTATTAAGTAGAAAATAATTGAAAATCAACATAAAATCAGTAAGAGTATATACATTTGGTTGGGTTCGTGTATACTCTTACTTACTTGCCTCTGATAATGTTACTAAGGTAACTAAGTGTTGGAAAGCCGAGAGAAGAAGAATCGGATGCCGTATCGAGATGTGACAGAGGCGCTAACTCTTTGATCTTGTCTGTCTTATTTCTTAATTTTATTGTTATTCATATCAGCGGTCTGTGAAGATAGCTGATATTTTAAGTTATTAGACTTTGATCAGTCTATTAACTACACAGGTAGACTTTCTAATATACTATATGTAATTAACTAATTGTCAAATTATTTAAAATCAAGTATATATGAAAGCAAATAAATTTATTGAACAGCGTGATAAACTATCAGCAGATATTACTAAGTATTGGAATATCATTTCTATTGAGAATGTAGTAAATCGTAATTATCAACGTACTTACGATTTGAAAGAACTTTATAATACAATCAAAGGTCTTACAGATGATCGAGTAATTGTTAAATTAAAGATACTATGTATCAATATGGGTATAAAGAAATTTAGTGATTTACCAGCTGATTGTAATCAATTAGATGTATTTAAATTATGTGAATTGCAAGAAATGAAAGTACATCTAAGTCGTATACGAACTTTGAATCCTGTTCTTAAGTCTAAGAAAGGTAAAAAAGCTCTGAATAAGACTGAAGTTTTAACTTCAAATTGGGTTAAAGCACGAATAAAAGAACTCGATTTAGAGATTCTGAAATTAAAAGAGAAACTTACTAAGTTCAATGAAGAAACAGAATTTGATGATTCTGCTGCTCCAATGTGCTTAGCAGCTTAAAATATAATAAGGAAGCGATAGGGAAAGTACGTACGGGAAATCTTAAAACATTAACCTATTTAGCTTCCTTTAGTTTTTAACTATTAAAATCAATTGTTATGAATCAAGAAACTAGAAATAAGAAAAATGCTAAATACCAGCAAAACTTACAGAAACGTTATGGATTAACTAAATCCTCAGATTATAAAGCTATGTGTAGCAAAGGAATATCTTTGTCAGAAAATATTAAACCTATGACAAAGGAATTTGTAACTACTCGTCGTCATGATAAAATAGTAAGTAGAGAAGTATATACTTATAAGTGGACTCCTGAAGCTACTAATGCACGAAAGGAGTATCATGAAACTAAAGAAGGTATAGCTAGTATTCCTAAGAAACCTACACAGGTATCTGATAAGAAGGATAAAAAACAGTTATTAGAAGAACGTCCTTATTCTGGTTACCATAAAGAATTGGTACAGAATCTATATGGTAGCAATAAAGCAGAACGTATTGCTAAACAACAAGCTTATAAAGCAGCTCACGAAGAGAAAATTAAGAAAGTAGCTAAACAACTTGCAGAGTTCAAGATGTCTAAGAAGCTACAATATTTAGAACAAAGACCGTATAAAGTAGTTATAGCTACTACAAACGATAAAGAGTTTAAGACAAGCTACTCTAATCTACCTATTGAACAACTTACTGAAGTAGTTACTAAATTGAATACAAAGTTATCCGATAAATATAGTAACTATGAATCTATTACGATAGTAGATAGAGCAACTTTAGAAAAGAAATGCTTTGCTAAACATTTGCCAGAGATAAAGCAAGCAGCGTAGAGCGACAGACTTTTAGCAGGATAGTCTATAAAGAATCCTGCCTCAAGGGGTGTTCAGCTAGCAGGCAAGCGCAGGGTACAGGGAGGAATATTAGAGAGACTCTAATACACTATTTATAGTGCTGCAACCAATCGGCATCATGGGTTCGATTCCCATACACTCCACTAAATTTATACGCTATGAAGATAAGAGGAAAAACAGTATATGTCTATGATATTGAAGTTTTCCCAAATGTATTTCATTGCACAGCAAAGAATACTGAATCAGGAAAGTTTCATAAGTTTGAGATATCAAGCAGAAAAAATCAATTATCAGAATTAGTTGATTTTTTTCGTGTACCAAATGTTAATATACCATTAAAATTTGGAGATCTCTATACTACTGAAACTCAAATTGATTCAAATAAAATCTTTGCAGGATATAATAATTTACATTATGATAATCCTATTATTAATTATATAATAGATTATTATAATATACTTAAAAATAAACCATGTCTAAGGATATGTGATAGTATTTTTAACTTAAGTAGAACTATAACTACATCTCAAGCAGATGACAACATAGAAGCATGGAAAAAATGGAAATATCAAGTATGGTATGATTCATTTGATATACTTACTATGTTATATTCACAGAAATTGCGTGTTGGATTGAAGGAAATGCAAGTAACTATGCAATATCCTAATGTTCTAGAATTCAATGGAGACTTTAATAAGTTTCTAGAAGAAGATAGAATAGAAGAGATGATTGAGTATAATGTGAATGACGTTAATTCTACTGAAAAATTATTAAATCTGTGTTCTGAAGATATAGAATTAAGAATAGCTATCGAAGATGAATATAAAGTAAGAGTATTAAGTAAAGATGGAGTAAACATTGGAATGAAAATTCTAACGCAGAAATATCTTGAAAAGACTGGTTTAACATGGTGGGATATTAAAGACTTGAGAAGCCCAGCAGATGTTATAGACCTAAACAAAGTAATATTGCCTTATATAGAATATAAAGATCCTATACTTCGTAATGTACTATCTGATATGAAAAAGCAGATAGTATCACCAGGTAGAAAAGGATATGAAAATAAATTCGTATTCAGAGGATTAAAGTATTCTGTAGGAGTTGGTGGTATTCACTCTGAAAACAAACCTGAGATAATTATTCCTAAGGAAGATGAAATGTTAATAGATATTGATGTTGCATCTCTGTATCCTAGTATGATAATAGAGTATAAATTCTACCCAAAGCATTTGGGTCCTGAATTTCTAGAAGTTTATAATCAAGTTAAAGATGAACGAATAGAAGCAAAACATAATGGTATTAAGACTAAAGATAAAACGCTTAAATTAGCATTAAACGGTCTTAGTGGTAATCTACAGAATGAACATAATTTCTGTTATAGTCCTTTCGCAGTAATGCAGATTAGAATAAATGGACAATTACTATTACTTATGTTAGCAGAAAGATTATCTGATATTGGCTGTAGAATAGTACAGGCAAATACAGATGGTTTATTTGTTCTTCTTAAGAAGAATCTGTATGAAAAATTACAAAGTATATGTAAGGAATGGGAACAACAAACGAGATTAACCCTAGAGGAAGATCGTTTTGAAGCTATGTATCAGTATGCTATTAATGATTATATAGCTGTAAAAGAAGGTTATCAAGCAATGAAGAAATTGTTTGAAACTGAACCAGAAAAAGCTCTAAATAAAAAGAAGAAGCCTTATACTTCTTTAGATATGATTAAAGATGATTATATCAAAGAAAAAGGTATGTTCATTACTAAGGTATTACTCGGTAAGGGAATGTCTGCAAAGATTATTCCAGAAGCTATTAGAGATTATTTTGTTGATGGTATTCCTGTAAAAGATACTATCTACAATTGTAAAGATATTAAGAAGTTTCTTACTTACCAGAAAGTAGATAAGAAATTCTCTGTAGAATATAATGGAGAACTGACACAAAGAATCAATAGATTCTACGCATCTACTAATGGTCCTTATTTATATAAATGTAAAATAGTAAACAGAGATGTTGAGATACCGCAATATCTTGTATGTCTCAAAACAGGAGAAAGTATAATAACTACAGATCCAAATCAGTTTTACTATAATTCTAATGTAGAACAGATATTACCTTATAGTTCAAAGATTATAACTAAAGGTACTAGAGTAGACTATACTAATCTACTTACTGCATCTGGTGTTACTATACTAAACAAATTTGATAATAAACCTATAGAAGAAAGAAAGATCAATTATCGCTACTATTTAAAGGAAGCGTTAAAGATCATTGAAGAATTAAAACCAAGACAACTAACGTTGTTTTAACAAATATTTCCAGATTGTATCAAAAGTTAGTTCATAAAGTACTATATTATGATACTAGAATTAGATACAACATTATTAGATATTTTTGGAGAAATATCAATTAATCAGTTAGTATTTTTAACTCTTGTGTTGAATGATAATCAAAGTAATAATCAAGACGTTCACAAGTTTCTCAGCCGAATAAGTGAAAACGACATACAAGAGTTAATCGACAATGACCTTATCTCCTTTACTACTTCAGGAGATAATAAAATTTATAGTCCTACAGAAAAACTATTGTCAAGTACAAAACAAGATAAGACATGGTTTGATGAGTTCTATGAAGTATTTCCAGTGTATGTTTTAAGACCAGATGGTACTAAAGGTTTTTTACGATCTAATATAAATAAGTGTCGTAAAGAATATAATCGTATCGTAGGTAAATCTAGAGCAATGCATGAACACCTTCTTCAATGTCTTCAATATGAAATTGAAAACAAAATGATAACTGGTAAGATAGGTTATATGAAGACGATGTGGAAATGGCTCACTCAACATGAGTGGGAGGTTATTGAAGAGCAAATGAGTTATGAATCTGAAACACTTGTAAATTATGGAGAATACGGAACAGAATGCCGTTAAAATACTACCTTTTGAGTCAATATCTCAGGTAGCAAATAAATCCATAAACTACATTAAAGCTAGAAAAAATCATAGTATAGTATCATTAAAAACTAGATGGGATAAATTCAATAAAGCTACTGGCGGAATTGAACCAAATATGATATTTACTATAGCTGGTATATCAGGTAGTGGTAAGAGCTCAGTTGCAAATATGTTAGTAATGGATTTAATTGATCTTAATCCTGATCAGGATATCGTAGTATTATACTTTAGTTTAGAGATGGTAGACTACAGAAACGTTGGTCGTGTAATAAGTAATAAAACTAAGAAAACTGTATCTGAATTATATAGTTCAGTAGAAACACTTAGCGATGAAGACTTATTAAAAGCTGAATCGGCAGCTGAAACCATTAAGAAATACAATATATACTTTGTTGATAAAGTATGTAATGTAGAAGAAATAGGTAATACTATAGATTACTTTCATAATACTGTAGCTAACGGTCGTTGGCTAATAGTAGTATTAGACCACGTTCTTCTAGTAAATGGAGAAGGTGGAGAAAGAAGTACAATAGTCGATTTACAGAAAATGTTTATACAGAAGAAAAAACTTTCTAATACTAGTATAATACAGCTTTCACAGATGAATCGTAATATTGAAAGTCCTGATAGAATTAATAATCCAAGTACTCACTTTCCAATGAGAAGTGATTTATCAGCATCTGATGCAATATTTCAAGCTAGTGATTTTGTTATTGCTGTTCACAGACCAGAGATACTTAATCTAGCTATATATGGAGTACGTCGTCTACCTGTAAAAAATAAGGTTTATATGCATTTCTTAAAAGTAAGAGACGGTGAACCTTGTATATTAGAATTTGAAAACGAACTTCAATATGGCAATCTAATTGAAACAAATACTGCAAGTGCTGAAGAACAAAAAGTAGTATTTAAACAAATTAAAAAAGGCTGATTATGAAAGGTTTTACAATTAAACTTCCGAAACAAAATATTGACCCTCAGGGTTCTTTGAAAAATCGTATATTAAACGAAGTTAAAAACCGCTTACCGTTTGCTAAATGGTATGGAATTCACACTCCGGAAGATCCGGAATACAGCATATCATATGCAGGTCCTGAAGACTTGCTATGTTTTGGATGCAACCGAAATGCACATTTCTCTGCATTCAATAAAAAATATTATCGACCGACATGTTCATATGATAATTCACTTACATGTCCGTTCGCAAATCGAGCATTTAAGTTGCGTCAATATGATGCTATTTCAGAATTTGATTTAGCATTAAAACGATTAGCAGAATATGCTAAGATTATGGAAGACTATGAAGAAGATCGTGGTTACGATTTTACTTACATGGGTCAACCTGTACGTATTTACCAGAAGTTTATTCAAATTGGTTATACAATCATTCCTATTGATAATCCTAGTCTGTTTTTGAATAACTATCGTAAAGCAGATAAAAATAATATAGTAAATGTTATTATTAATATTAGTAACAGTACTACTGTTAACAATATTCTCAACAATGAATAACGAATAACTTTACATTGTGTAAAATTTCAGTTTTTGTCAGATAATTTCAGAATCTCACAGGTAAAGCATTAACCTATTTTAATATGTTAATACTACCAAAAGAGAAAAACAAACCAAAGGTTAACAATCCAAGATTCTTAATCTTGTTTGGTCGACCCAAATCAGGTAAAACTACTTTATTATCGAAGCTTGATAACTGTCTTATTGTAGACTTAGAGGGAGGTTCAGAGTTTCTAGAAGCTCTCTCTATTCAAGCTCGTACTATTGAAGACTTAGGTAATATATCTAGAGCAATTGGTGAAGAAGCAGCTAAAACTGGTAACAAACCTTACAAATATATTGCTATAGATAATGCTACTAGATTAGAAGAAATGTGTCTAGGTTATGCTAAGGTATTATATCGTCAAACTCCAATGGGTAAATCCTATAATGGAGATGATATACGTACATTACCAAATGGTAGTGGATATATGTATCTTCGCATGGCAGTTAGAAAAGTAATAGATATGTTTCGTAATCTATGTGATAATTTTATTCTTATTGGTCATACTAAAGAAAAAATGATTAATAAAGAAGGAGAAGAATTATCAGAAATGGCACTAGATTTAGTAGGAAAACTAGGTGATATAGTATGTGGCGAAGCAGATGCTGTTGGTTATGTCTATCGTAAAAAGAACGAAACTATTATATCTTTTGAAGGTGGAGATAATTCAGTAAGAGAGGCTAGAGCTCCTCACTTACGAGGTAAGAAGATAGTTATCGCAGAAAGCGATGAAAATAATGATATTAAAGTTCACTGGGATAAAATTTATTTAGACGAGTGCGCAGCCTGATTTAAAAACTTAAAAATATTGAAATTATGACATATAGTAAAGAACGTGCAGCAAGTATTAGCAAAAGTGATATTAAGTATATTCCCGCTGGTATTATTGAAAATGTAGTATTGAAGAGTGTAAAAACAGAGGTTTCTCCTAATGGTAATCAATTCTTAGAAATTGTTTTTGAGAAAGATGGAGCAACATTAACTCATACAGAATGGAAACCTACACTTGGTGGATTTGTAACTACAGAAGAACAGCTTCAAACAAAAATGGATAAGCAGTATTCTCGTATGTTGCAGATACTTAACTGTTACTATAAGGATGAAGAGCTTGACTTTAATGGAGAAAGCTTTGAACAGTTTGCTCAGTGGATTACTGATATGCTGAACAAAGTAGATAAGAGTAAAAAACTTAGAGCGAAAATAGTATATAATGATAAAGGATATACTACTTTGCCTAATTATGCTAAGTATACTTTTATTGAGCCTATGGAATTGCCAGAAGGTCAATCATCTTCTATTACTATGCTAAATATTGACCAATTTACAAAGCCTGTTGTAGCAGATAAAGAAGTAAAAAACGATAACCCGTTTAGTGCAACTTCATCTACTACTAATACACAAGCTTTTACAGATAAAACAGACGATCTACCATTTTAATATAAAGTAGATCATTATTAATAAATAAGGGTAGTGTAAAAGCTACCCTTATTCTTTTTTAATCATTAAAACAAATCATCATGGTAGAAATAGAACATATTCAAGATATAGAAAAAGATCAACCTGCAAAGTCTAGCGCAAAAGAACAGAAGTTAAAAGATCCTAAAGATTTAACTACAGAAACTCAAGATACTGATGCATCTGAAGCTACAGAGCATGATGAACAAATTGAAAATCAAGAAGACAATATATATGAAGATAGCACCTTAGTTAATCATAATACAGATATTCATAATTTAAAGCCTGGAGATAGATTTTATGGTAGTATAAAATATAATAATTCTAAAGGAAAACAACAAGCACAACAAGGTATTTTCTTAGTATTAACTTCAGAAGTAAAAGGAAAGAGAGGACAATCTCGAGAATATACTATAACAAATTGTACTGGACAAGAGTACAAAGTGTGTAGTGGAGCTATTAAAATAGCTAATATAACAGATCTTAAAAAAAAGAAACAAATAGAGAAAAAAGCACTAGAGCAATTTGGAAGTAAAACAGAAATCAAAGAATTACTTAACAAATTGAAAAAAGAATTTGAAAAGAAAGAGAAAGAAGAAAAGGAAAAAGAAGAATTGAAGAAAATTCAATTTTCATTTAGTTCACTAGAACCAGAAGATAAGCTTAAAAATCTAATTAAAGCAGGTATGAATAATATCTGGATGGTTGGTCCAGCTGGTTGTGGTAAATCAACTATAGCTCGTAATACGGCTAAAGAACTGGATGTTCCTTACTTATGTATCTCTTGTGGTATTGGTACTTCTGCAACAGAATTTACGGGATATAAATATCCTACTCGTGAAGCAACTAAGTTTGCTGAATTCTATGCTAAGAAGTCAATAATCCTTATAGATGAGATGACTGCGCTCGATCCATCTGTAGCACAGGTTATTAATGCAGCATTAGCAAACGGTGAAATAGAGACTACTACAGGTACTGTCTTACGACATCCTGAATGTATTATTATTGCTACATCAAATACTTTTGGTAATGGAGCAGACCGTCAGTATGTTGCTAATAACCAGTTAGATGCTTCAACAATTGACCGTTTTACTGGAGCAATAATTGAAGTAGATTACTCTGTTAAATATGAGTCACAATTTGATCATGAAGTAGTAAATTATATTTATTTACTACGTAACTGCATTAAAATAAATTCATTACGTCGTATTGCTTCTACTCGTATGATTCAAGCAGCAGAAAAAATGAAGAAAGTGGGTATGTCAGACTGGAAAGACATGCTTATCATCAACTGGTCTGATACTGAAAAGAATATAGTAAAACAATATATTCAAAAAGTAGAAGAAAATAAAACTAAACAAAGTACTACTTCAATAATTGAAGCTATACGTAAAGATTTTTCAAATTCTACTGTAACAGCAAAATTTAAAACGGCAGCGTAATGAAAAAACTGAATTTAAATATTAATATAAATTCATTAGATGAATTTTATAGAGAATGTGACAATATTGAAGGAGGTGATCCTGCTGAAATAAATAATATTGAAAGTAACGATGATCCTAGTTTTAGAGGATTATCTACAGCAGAAATATATGATTCTAAATATAGTTATACCAAAGGTCTAGATAATTTAAAGAAAATAGAAAAGGATATAAATCTAGGAGGTCGTAAACATAAATATAAATACGACGATTCTGATGGAGATGATATGAACTTTGATCGGTACATAGAAGGTCTACCTTGCCTAAAGAAAAGAATACCTACACATGGTATAGGTACTGGTAAGTTCGTTAAGCTTCATATTTCTATATGTGAGAATTGCTGGTGTTCAGCTCAAGCTCTTATGGTTCGTGCATATACTGCTATGAGAATTATAGATATGCTAGAATCTCAAGGCTACAGAGTACAAATATCTGCATATGCAGATAATGAAGATCCTGGTTATTTTAATGAAGAACCTATAGGATTTCTTGGAGTTGAAGTTATAATTAAGAAGTTTGAAGATCCTTTAATTAAAGGACAAATACTTACAGCAATATCTCCTTGGTTCTTTAGATACTGGATGTTTAAATTCTGGAATGCTAAATTTAAAATGAATTGGGGATACGGACATTCAGTTAGACCAATGAAGAAAGAAACAACTTCTGATATCTACATTCAGACAGGTGAAGCTTTAACTGATGAAGATGCAGAACGAACTATAAAAAGAATATCGAAACTATTTGATAAAGAAGAATAGTTTCAACTACTAGGAGGATCTGTTACAATCCTATATGGCACTATCAATTTAAGGATATTAGATAATTTATGGAAGCGTGAGCCTGCACAGCAGAAATAAAAATCTATCTCTGGATAGGCGTGGTTCGATTCCACGACTAGTAGCAAACTAAAACAGATTGCATATGTATAGTAGAAAGCGAGCAAAACTCCCAGATAATATTACTTTAGATTGGATACTTTCTAAAGTAACAGAATATGATATATATGCAAAATATATAGGTCAATTTAAAGTAGGTATGATATATAATAGTCCATTTAGGAAGGATAAAAATCCATCCTTTGGTATTTACTATAGTAAACGTACTAAACAACTACTTTTTAAAGATCATGGAACAGGTGAATGTGGTAATGTAATTAAATTTGTGTCATTATTTACTGGTAAAACAGAATATAATGATATATTATCTGATATAGTAGATAAGTTAAATATTACTAACAACACTAAACTCGTTAGCTCTAAGCAATATATACCGCCAACTGAAACAGTAATTGGTGTAGTACGTCAGGAATTTACTGACGTAGATATCAATTACTGGAAACAGTTTAATATTTCTATAAATACTCTAAAGAAATTCAATGTAAATAGTATTAAATATTATTTATGTAACGGAATAGTAAAGGGTACTTATAAACGAGAAAATCCAATGTATGCATATAAGGTCTATAATAATTTTAAAATATATAGACCATTAGCAGATAAATATACTAAGTGGAGAAACAATCTTACAGACTATGATATCCAAGGCTATGAGCAGTTGCCTCAGAAAGGTGATATATTATTTATCACAAAGTCCATGAAAGATGTTATGTGTTTGCATGAAATGGGTTATCCAGCAGTTTCTCCATCTTCAGAGAGTACATTTCTACCTAAAGATGTATTAGAGCAACTTAAGACGCGTTTTAAGCGTATTATAATACTATTTGATAGAGATGTAGCTGGAGTAAAAAGAAGTCGCAAATTAAGCCGAGAAACAGGCTTAGAAGCAATATTTATTAACAAAAAATTCAAAGCTAAAGATGTATCTGATGCTGTTAAAGCAAATAGCTTTGAAGAAATAAAAAATTGGTTAGATGAAACTATTAAAAACTATAGGTAAAGTAATAGCATTACCTTTTGATTTAGCTCTAATACTTGGAAAGTTGTTATTAATTCCAATCAAATTAGTGAGTGTGTTGTTGCATGGAGAATTTACTGAATGGAATAAAAAACGTAAGTTTATAGCAAATTCAATTAAAGAAATGTTTAAAGCTTTCAAATATAATAAAGATTATTCTTTCTTATATTCAGCAGGATTTACAGATGAAAACGGTAATTTCTCTGAAAGAATTGAAACGTTTAAAATAACTAAAGATAGTGTACAACATTATATTGACTATGCTAAAGCAAGCCTTAAACAAGAAAGTGCGTAATGCTACTAAACAAGAAATAGATGGAATAGTATTTCGATCTAAGTTAGAAGCTTATACATATTAGAAACTAAAGGAAGCAGGTATATCAACTGAATACGAACAGCATAGATATACTTTACTTCCTAAGTTTATATATAATAACTCTACAGTTAGAGCTATTACTTATTTACCAGACTTTGTAGGAAATAGTTTTGTTATAGAATGCAAAGGATTTGCTACAGATTCTTGGGCAAACAGAGAAAAACTATTCAAGTATTATTTAAGCTTGAATGAACCAGATACTAAATTTTATTTAGTAAAGAATAAAAAACAAGTTGATGAGTTAATCAACAAATTAAAATCTTAAATTTTCAGATTATGACAAAGAATGAATTTATTAAAATAGGAGAACAGATAATTGCAAAACCTAAAGGTGCTGATTATGATTTAATACCTGGTAAAGTATATGATCTAAGTTGGAATGGATGGGAAGATTCACCTATATTTAAGGAGAATGGTGAATTAAATCTACCAAAGAAAATCTATTCTACTAAAACTGATGACATATTTAAGAAGCGTATTATAACCTATTTTAATAAAGCAAATACAAATACTACTGGTGTAATGCTAGCCGGTACTAAGGGTACAGGTAAGACTGTAATGGCAAAAATATTAGCTAAAGAATCAGGTTTACCTATTATTGTAGTTAATCCTGATTATCCAGAAGGCAAACTTATTAAGTTTTTTAAGTCCTTTACTACTCCAGTGTGTGTTTTGTTTGATGAAGTTGAAAAGAACTTCAAAACTGAGTATATGCTAGATTTCTTAGATGGAGTTGAAAAGACTGTACAGAAACTAGTAATTATGACTTGCAATGATTTAAGCAAAGTTAGTCAGTATATGCAAGATCGCTGTTCACGTATTCGTTATTTACGTCGATATTCTCCTGATGAAAATGCTGCATTCTTACCGATGTTAGCTGATGATTTTGGTATTAAGAACAAAGAAGAAGTAGTAAAATTCTGTAAAGAGAATATTAAACTACTTTCTATGGATAACATTGTTTCTTTCATGAGTGAAGTCAAAATGCTAGAAGATGAAGATATTAGTCTTCAGGAAATCATAAACATTATGAATATCTCTACTGAAAATATACCAACTAAAGTTAGTGATACTGTAGAATATGACGATGAGTATGATAATGAAGATAATGAATATAGTGATGATGATTACGAATGTTGTGATGCAGCATGAAAACAAATAAGGCTAGATATATTCTAGCCTTTTAATTTATATAAACATGAAAATATGCGGTATAAGTGATATACATGGTAATCTCATTGAGAATATACCTGAGTGTGATGTACTATGTATATGTGGTGATATAGTAACATTAAATGCTCAAAGAAATATTGAAGCATCTAAACATTGGTGGGAAACAAAATTCATAAAGTGGGTAGATAAATTACCTTGTAAGAAGGTAATTATTATACCAGGTAATCATGATTTTTACTTAGAATATAAGTATAAATTAAATGAATGGGGTTCTTTTAAAGATAATATGCAAATTTTATCTAAAGGTAAATTAGTATTTCTTATAGATGAAATGTATATATATGAAGGTGTTAAATTCTACGGATCTCCTTGGATTAAACCAATTGAATTTCAAGAGGACAGATGGGCATTTAGTAGATTTGATACTTATGAAGATATACCACAGTGTGATATACTATTAACACATGATAATCCATTTTGTAATGAAGCTCTAGATGTTTTCTCCTTTGGAAAGAGTAAATACCATTTATATGGGCATTGGCATGATGGATCTAGTGACATAAATTCTGGAAGATACAATTGTTCTAGATTGAATAGTTGTTATAGTTTTAAAAAGAATTATGAATTTGTAGTATTAGATATTATGACGGAAAAGGAAAAGAAACAAGTAGAACAAGCATTTTTAGATAAGCTTATTAGTCAAGCATACAATAATAATGTAGCAGATTGGCTTAAGACATTTAAAGAAGTTGAACTACAACAAGATAAAGAAGATGAATTAGTTTGGGATACTTCAGCAGAAGTTCCTGAATCAGCTGTAATTAGTGACATGGAGGATTAAGTATGAAAGTAGAAGGAATTGTTACAGATAGTGAACGTATTGCAATTGAAGCAATGTTCAATAATGTTATTGATAATACTATAGAAATACAAGCTATAGAAGAAAAAGTAATTATAGAGTATGTTAAAGAATAAGATGGATATTAGTATTCCTTATTACGAAGATAATAGCAGAGTAAGTAATTCTGCAATAGGATGGTTTATTAAAAGAGGTCCTAGGTATTTTCGTGATATGCTTGATGGAAAAGAAGAGGGAATGAACTTTTCTTTTCTTGAAAAAGGAACTATGATTCATGAATATTTACTTCAACCAGATGAATTCTGGAAAGATTATATTATTCTTGATTTTGCAACACCTAAAGTAAAACAGCAAAAGGATTTATTAGATGAGTATCATAGACTTATGCAAGTAAATCCATTAGAATCTCAAGATAAGCTTAAACTATCTGCTTATAAAAAAGCTTATAGTAATAAGAAATCTGATGAGAAATGTATTGAAGAAGCTGAAGGTCTTATTATGATTTATCAAGATTACTTAGAATACTTGAGTAAGAAAGATGATAATAAGAAGATAATTAGTTTTGCTGATTTACAAATGCTTAAGAAGATTAAGGAAAATATTCAGAATCATAAGAAAGCAAATGAATTGCTTTTTAATTTACCATCTACTTTTGAAACTCATAATGAATTTCATATTAACTGGCAAGTTAATAGAATCAATAATATTAAATGTAAATCTTTACTAGATAGAGTATGTTTTGATCATGTTAATAAGAAGATAATTCTAATTGACTTAAAAACAACTGTAAATGTCTATGATTTTGCACATTCTGTAGAAGAATATGATTATTACAGACAAATTGCTTATTATGGATTAGCAATTCAATGGTATATGCAAGAGATATTAAATCTTAATTCTGAAGAATATGATTTTGAAGCATATATTATTGCTATAGGTAAAGATTCTGAAAATCAAATTAGAGTGTTTAACATGAAAAATGATAAAATACTCAGTGAGAAAGTTGATTTAATTAACAATTCTTTACAGAAAATTTCATATCATATCAGTACAGATCAATGGGATCACTCAGTAGAATACTACGAAGGTGATGGTGTTGAAAAACTATAATAAATGCTTAATATTTTTAAGTGATTTTATAGAAGCGAAGATATCTTACTTTGATTGTCCAGCATTTGTAAATATGTATACAAATTTAAAAGGAGACAATTCTGAAGGAAAATTATATTTAGTTTATAAGTTTAGTAGTCATTATGAACTATCTAAAAAAATAGAGGAAATCAGTTGTAATAAAACATATTATAACTGGTTTCCTTATACTATAAATAAACAATCTTATATTGTCTTTTCATTTAAGGTTAGTAAAGATAAAATACAAGAATTAGAGTTCTGTAAAAAAGGTAGATTTACTGATAGTTATTTAGATGTAAAAGATTTAGTTGTTATTTGGAAAGACTACTTAGATCAATTTGATGATTTGCTTAAGTCAAATGACTTTTGCTCTGATTATACTTGTACTTGTTAAAAATAAAAGGCTGGATTATTTCCAGCCTTTTTCATTAATCAGAATCTCTATTTGCAATTTGAGTTTCGTAATATCTTCTTTTAGAAGGTATATCCTATAATTCCCATATATTTTTAAACGGAGTTATTTTCATTCCAAATTTAAAAGTAGGAGAAAAACCTTTATAAGCACCTCTATCTATTTTTTCATCTTCATTATTAATCAGATTATGTACCCATGCTGGTACAGTAGAAATTAATCCAGAAAAGTTATCATAATAACTATAAATGGGGAATGGAGTTTTGATAGTTGAGATAGCGTCTTGGATTGCCCAAGGTGTAGAAGACATCATAGTTTCAAAATCTGTTCTTACTAAAGCAAAAGCTAATAATTGTTTTAATATATTATCTTTATCATCATCTGCCCAAGCCTTTGCTATTGGCATTAAGAAGAAATGCAATATATGTACACCTATTAGTTCTAAAGATAATTGTCTTATTACTCTACGCTAATCGTATGTAGAATTCTACATATACTTCTACCATAAACTAATATTCCTAGTATCTCTTCTTATTGCAGAAACAATACTAAAAGGAACTCTAAACAAAGCCTCTTTATATCTTTGAGAACTATAATCCCATTGTCTATTCTATACCCATCTTTCTTGAAGTATAATAGGCATAAACTGTCTATGCATCATTACTAAACTTCCTATAATATTACTACTTAACATAGTTTTCTATAGTGGAGTAAGCTAACCATCAGCAGATTGAGCTAAATTTCTAGCAGTATTACCAATAGTTTCTTTTTTAGCATCCCAAGCTTTTTGATAAGCAGGGTCTTTGGTTACGATATTTCCATTTTTATACTCTACTAAATCTCTAGAGGATCTAAATGTGTTCCATTGATTTAACATTACTTCGTCGTTACTATATTTACGTTTAAATTCTTCGCTACTAAGAAACTCTCCATTTACGTATCTATAGTTGTACATAACAGAATTTAGTATATGACCCTTTACGACATAATCACTTAAAGAGTATACTCCAAAAGCCCAGTTTCTAGCTATTTGTTTTTGAAAAGTAGATAGATTAAGTCTGTCTGTTTTTATTTCAGCGCCCACTTGAAAATATTCCATTAGCTTCATCTATGTACTATTATGATAATCACTAAGTAAACTAAAATTGTTTTTAAATAAGTCTACAATTAATGCTTTTGTTCCATTAAGACTATCACTAAAACTATAATATCTACCAGAAAGCGAATTAATTATATCATTATAGACTGCTGTAAAAAAACCCGTAGTAGCACATATAATGTTTAAACCTAGATTTACAGTAGTTCCTAATGCTTTTAAACCTAGCATTAATTTAGCAAAATTAACTTTTCTAGGTTTTATATGACCTTTAAATCCTAGTATAGAATAATCTCTTTCTTTGATATCCCATATAGCAGATTTAGTCTTAATGTCATATATATTCATCTCTACGAAACTTTTAGCAAACTTATATATATTAGATTCCTGCCCTTTTTTACTCCTTCCTCTGTACTTACTTTTGACGTCTCGATTGCCTATAAATTGTAAGATAGCTTCGGTTTTAGGTTTGAGTTCACTTTTTATTCTAAAGTTTTCAGCCATTTTAAAATACTCTACTATAGAGCCAACAGTATTAGCTGTAATAGTAGAAGGATCATCCAGACTTTTAACATAATTCTGTGGAACAAAATATAATTTATCTGTGCCAGTATCTACTGTTTCATCATTTAAACCAGTATCGTCATTTCTAGTAGATACTTTATCTTTCCAATATTCTTTAAAACCTTCAAAACCTCTAGCTCTAACATATCTCCACATAGAACCTGATATTTGTGGCAATCTATATGAACTTAAATTAGTAAGATTAGTAAGTTTGCTATTTGATTCTTTAAGAGTATTCACACATTCTTTGTATAATTCATGTAAATCTTCATTTGAAGATACTTTATTAAATGCTTCTGAATTATCGTATAGTTCTAATTTAGGCAAATAGTATTCTCCCTAGTCTTCAACTTCTGGTTTGTAGTTCTTATTAACAAATGGAGAATTCTAATCTACCTCTGAAAAGTAAATAGATGGCTGTTCTTTAAGTATATATTTTTCTTTCACTGGAACAACTGTTGTAAGATAAGATTTAGGATATATATTACCTTGACTATCTCTATTACAATGTGTCATTTCAAATTCTGCTAAAGTTCCATTAGCAATGGCATCAGCTCTAAGTTTATAAAATAATTTAGATGGTATTACTTTAGCTATATCATTGAATTTTAATCCAGTAGTTTTCTTTTTACCGTTTCTTTTTCTTATCTTATATAAATCTACATCTATTTTATCTAATTCAGCCTGAGCAACTCCTGGTATTAATTTTTCAATTTCGTGTGTCTTATCATCTCTAAATTGTTTAAGTATGGCTCTTTTTCTTTCTTGTAACTATTCATATAGCTTTTTATCTGATTCATTATTTATTTCAGATCTTTCTACTTTAGAAAGATCATCGTAAAATTCCTAAGTATACTCATCTCTAGAATTATACTATAACCATCTTTGATACTGAGCTTCAGATAAATTTGCTTTTTTTTCAGCCTTGATTTTATCAAATAATGCTTTATTTGATTTTAAAACCATACCTTTAGACAACTTATCATTTAATGCAGCTAGTTCTACAGCTATTTCATATTCTTCACCTTGTTTTAATTTTCCATCTATACCATATATACTAGCTAACTATTTTTTTTCTAAATATAAATCCTTTAGTTTACTTTGATTTTCTTCTGATAACTTACTTGTGTCATAGAATCCATTAGCGTCTTTTACAGTATCTAGTAATTTGTGTATTTTGATTTGTACTAATTCTCTAGCATCAGCAGCTAAAGGTGATAGATTGTTAAATAGTTCATAGTATTCAGGAGTATATTTTCTTTCACAATGTTCTGATAACCATTTGTTTTTTCTTTTATTGTACTCTGTACGTATAGTTGGATTTACAGAGCGTAAATCATCTACATCTAACATGCCTAAATCACTTCTAAGCTACTTTAAGAATTGTTTATAGTCATTGTTAAATCTACCATAGTTTCTTTTTCTAACTAGATATCCAGTAGGTAAACCATTTTCATCAAGTTCTACTAATTTTTTTTGATTAAAAGTACCAGCTTTTTTTAACAGGTCTGTTAGTTTATTATACTTTTCATAAGTAGCTCTATTAACTTCAAATTCTGCATTTTGAGTTATATGAAATAAAGCTCTAATAGCTTCGTCGTTAATTTTATCTCCAGCTCCTACCCAAGCGGTAATAGCTAATATATCTTTACCTACTGTTTCTTGATGTTCCTATATATAATTTTCTATAGTTGGACTATTAACAGATATACCAATTCTTCTAATTTCTTCAGCAGACTACTTAGTAATCATATTATTAACATTGTTAGCTCCTACATTTAGGATAGTCTGCATTCTTTTTGCTTCCTTTAATAAATTTCTATATAGATTTTCTCCAACTATATATTTATATTCTTCTGTAGCAGATAAAGTATTAACACATTCATCTAGCATTGGACAATAAAAATTAAAGAAATCTTGTTTTAAATCCAACAGCTACTTTAGTGTCATTTTATCCTACACTCCATTTACCACATCTCTGATTTGTCTTATGGTAGATAATATATCATATTTAGTACTATATATAAAGTTAGTTATATTCTAAATTCTATCTACTGTCCTATTTTCTAATTCAGATATTTGTAATGTTAAAGCTGCTTTAAATTCATCTGTAACATTGGTGTCTTTTTTATTCAGAGTATATAATCTAGCTTTAAGACCATCGTGTATTTTTTGTATTACTCTTTCTAATTCTTTTTCAAGATTTTCTTTAGTAGCATAATCATATTTATCAAAATACTATCTGTATGCTTCTATATATTCTTGTACATCTTGTTGATACCTTTCATCTAGACTATTAGTTAAGTAATACTACAATGATTCATCTAGCTCTGATCCTTTTATTCTACTGTCAGAAGCGGAAAAAGAACCAGTATTATCAACAGATTTAATTTTAGATGTATCTAATTCTGTTAATTCTTTAGTAGAATCATATTCTGGATCAGAAACAAACACTCTATCTCCATCAAATTCTGTAATAATAGGTTCACCGTTTTCATCTATAGCTGTAGATCCTTCAAACCACGTACTAAACGTTTCTGTAAAGGTTTTAGCTTTTCCTTTTATAGCAGCAGCTCTGTCTCCATTATAATACTACAGTAAGTCTGAAAATAGCTTAGATGGCTTACCATCTTTTGTCTAATCAATAGGATTACCATTGTTTTCGTTCCAGATATGGTAGGCGCCAATTTCGCCTACCAATTCTTTTAATTCATTAAATTCTTTTAGGACATTCTTATCACTAAAATTTGGACATATAATCATAATTATTTACCTTTACAGTTTTTATAAGCTTCATCATTAAATTTCATATCTTGAACAGTATCAGTCCCAGTATTCATATCTGTAATTATATCTTGTACCTATTCATACTGAGTAATACCAGCATTTAATATAGAATCAAAGTATGGACTTTCTCCAAACACATCATCAGTTATTTCTGTAAAATTCAATACATCGTCACTTATTATAGTCTAAGTTCCATCTTCCATATCTACTTGCATATCTGATAACGTAACAGAATCATCTTGTCCTACCGTTATTGTAGAAATTTGTTCGTCTACTTCTCCATAAATAGTAGAAGACTAAGTATCTTCTGTATTATGTATTTCATTAGATGCTTCTAAATCTGAACCTACTGTTGTAATTTCTGGTTCTTCAAAGCTAACTGTTTCTTGTTTTTCTACAGTATTAATTACTATAGCATCTGAAGATTCATACACTAAAGTGGTATGATTTTTATTTGTCATAGGTTCAAAAAATTTCTAGACTAATTGTTCTATTTGCCCATTGTTCCAAATAGCTTCTTTAGGTAAAGCGTTTTCTTCAAATGCAGATTGTTCCCCAGATTGTTTTTGATATTCATAGTACACTTTTCTATCATCTTTTGTACCAAGTACAGGTATAATTTTATATACAGATTGTTTTGTATTTTTTACTGGATCACCATTTTCATCAGTTTGATATACTGTTGCTACTTTCTGATACAATATATAACTATTAATATCATTAGGATTAAGTTGAATCTTAATAAATGGTTGATTAGCTCTCCAACTACTAAATACTGCTGGCATTGGTTTAGAATCAGGCTTTATTTGAACTAATGTGCCATATTTATTATCGTAATTACTTAATTGATACGGCTTAACTATCTTATCGTTTCTATAAGCATTTCTAGCTATTTCTGTAAATAACTCTGTAAAGTTATTATTCTGCATGTTTTCAGAATTAAAACCAAAATAGTCCATACCTACTAATTTATCATTATTAAGTATTTCTATAGCAGCTTTAATTGCATCTGAATAACCTTTTTGTTTCTTCCAAGCAGTAGTTATTACATCGAAGAATGAATCAGTACTTCTATTATCGAAACTAGTTAAGTAAGCATACACACCTAATCTATTAGCAAATTTTCTTATACCTTCATCTTCACAGTCTAGTAGATCTTGATATGCTGACAATAATCTATTTTCATAAGTAGCAGTATTAGTTAAAGCATTATCTGCTGTTACTATTCTATCATATTTCTAGTTAGTACTATCAGATGCATATTCTTGTAGATAGTTAAGTAACTCATTCTTAATATGACCATTGAACGCAATTGCTGGTAAATCATTACGTTTTCTTAAATCATTTTTAATCTAAGTTAACCTTTTAGCTATACTTTTAGGTCCTCTTAACATATTAAGGAATTTCTTATCGCTAATATTAAAGTCCTCAACTGCATTCACTACAGCTTTAGTTCTTAGTGAGGTAGTTAATATTTTTGATAATTCAGCTACAGTGTTTTTATCTGAAGAATTACCTAAAAAGAAGTCACATGCAGCATTAAATATTGTCTTATATCCTTTTGTAGCTTCTATAACTTGTCCGCTTAATAATATTCTAGGAGTATTTATACCAGCATCTAGTTTCTACTTAAGGAATGTAGAAGATAAGTAATAGTTTATAGGTTTTTCTATGTTATCAGCTCCATTTATATAGAACCTACTTTGATAATTATCTATATATCTATTTAATCTACGTTTGAAATTTAACTGTAACGGTAAGGTATTACCAAATTTCTTAGTATCAATCTATGATAATTGAACTAAATTTGATAAAACTTCTGTATCTGAAGACAAATCTTGATAAGCTCTAATAGATATGACTTGTTGATATAATCCATTGACTTCTTTTGGTTTTTTTAACGCTTCAGATGCTACTTTCTTATCAAACACATCATTATAATTGACCTCAACAGCATCATATCCTTCTATAGATGGAAGTGAATATTCACTAGCTAAACTATTATAATACTATGCATACTTTGCTTTATTAGAATCACTATCATCTAATGATACAATCGCTTCTCTCAAAGAAGTCATATATTCTTTAGCTATAGATTTAAGTTTATCTCTTTCAGTTATTCCTTTTTCTGCACCTATTATACCTTTACTTTCTAACATTTCTTTAGTAAACCTACGCAATGCAGGTTGGGCTAAGAAGTAGAAAGTATCCTCACCTTTACCACCTCTAATGAGTAGAGAAGTCATATTATAAGTAATAGAGTTTATGTTCAAAGCCATAATATATGGGTCTCTCGCAACGTCCACGTGGGCGTTAATCAATGCTGATAACCAGTCCATAATACGTTGATCATCTTCTCCATGTACCTAATCTAACTGACCTAAGTTATATCTATTAGCATTAGAATAATTGATACATAGGTGAGTAAATTGAGTTAACGCATGATTAGTAGAGTTAAGTGCAAATGGAGCAATACCAGCTTTACCACCAGTATACTCTGTCTTTCTAGAAAGCTAGAAAGAAGGAGCTAATTCATACATAGGATTTACTTCTACAGTATTTTTTGGTTGAACTATTGGAAGAATCTGCTTTTGAAGAATCTTTGTTAATGTATCAATAGAAGCTCTAGTTTCAGCAATATTAGTAAAGTCAGTCAGTACTAATGAGTAATTATCTAGCAACTTATTAACATAACCTTGTTCCGATTTTTCGTCAGAACTTACTCTTTTACCATCTTTATATGTATATGTAGCTAGATAAAGTTTATCAACGTCGAAGTCAGAACCAGTCATAGCTGTAAATTCTTCCGGAACTATTATTGTATCACTAATAGTAGTTGGCATAATATCAGCTACTTGGAATGAGAACATGGAAGACAAACCCTGTGTAGGAATACGATATCCTATACCATAAGGTTTAGATTCTACTTCTACACCGTCTACCATTCTACTACCTATTATACCATTATCAATTAACCATTTGCGTTTACTATAAAAACTTGCACTTTTAAGTTCTTCTGGTAATATATCTCTAAAGAAGTTTTCACTAAGTATAACTTGCATATGACCTTCTTTAGCTAAGAATTTTAATTTCTTTCCTTGATTAAAAGCTGAACCTAATTCTGCATCAGTTTCTACACTTCTACCAACAGCTTCATATGCAAATGAAGACATCTGAATAGCAGAACCACCAGGAGTATTTACATCTACTACTGCTTTATTGACAAAAGAAGTTATCTTAGTTTGAATCCAATCTCTAATACTTTGAGCTTCAATTGGTACTACAATGTTTCCATTTTCATCAACAGTTAAATTGGCAATTATTTCAGCAGACATACCTGAATTTGTAGCCTATCTCTGAAGATAATTTACTATTTTGCGATTATCTACTTTGCCATTAGTAAAGAACTCTTTTTTTATTTTGTTCTAACCTATTCTGGAGAGTGAATTAATAGCATCCATAATATTCTTCTTAATTTCAGAACCTTTTACAGCTAATCCTTTATTTTCTCCATAAGTACGAGTATCTACTACATTAGCAAAACCAATTTTAATAGCTTGTGTACCAAATGATCTTTCAAGGTGTTCGTGTGGATCAGTATTTAGCTACAATCTAATTTGAGTTAGATCCTAAGTATATGTTGCTAATCCTTTACCAGAAACACCATCCACATCACTATTAGATGTTAATTCAGATAAGTTTACTTTACCATCTTTATAGAATGATAACTTCTTTCTACCACCAACTTTAATAGCTGATTCAAATGCTACCATATCTATATAACCTTTACTAGCATCATTCATACGATCATATAAATATTTATTATCAGCTTTAGCAAAAGTCTTAAATAGCGGGAATAAAGCCATCTTATCGAACGTATTTACATTCATACCAAGAGTCTAATCAAAGTGATCACCAAAGTAAACCATTTTAAGAGGTTGTGTGATAGCTTTAATTGCTTTTTGATACTTCTCAGTATCACTCAACCAGCTATCATCAGACTCCATAATGTTATAAGCTTCTTCAATTTCAGGACTCCATTCTCCCAAAGACTTCATCAATCTCTTATAGAATTCTGGTCTGATATAAACAGCCGCATCAGCTTGATTAATTTCTCCATCTGCATATGGTTTAGCGCTATTTTTAGCTTGTTGTTCAATAAACTTAATAGCATCTGGATTCTTTTTACGTAATCTACCTAATGTACTTTCTATAGCGTGATCATCCTTAACAGCATTTAATGCTTGCTAATCAGTAACACCAAACTCTTTTTGGAACATATCCTTTATTAAGGATTTTCTAAACATACTATATAATTTATCATATACTGTAGATCCTATTTCATTATCTGATAACTATAATACTTGGAATTTAGAATCACTTCTATCTTCCTAATCCTTAGTATCTCCCCATTTAGTTCTCAAGTTTGTTCCAGTAGACAATACTGAAGATAGACGTTTAATTTTATCTACATCTCTACCAGTTATCATATAATAAGCAGAATAACTTGATTTATCTCCATCTGGGTCATGTTTATCTATCCAAGCTTCTAATGTTATTTCATCTGATATAACAGGCACAAATGAATCATCATTGGGCTTATATACCATAAGTTCTTTTTGCCATTTATATAATGCTGGATCTCCAGTAAAACATTTCTCTATTTCTATAGTAGAAATCGCACTGTTGATGGCATGTGAAGCTATGATAGAGTATATCACATCTGTTCCTTTATCTCTACTATCAGTTTTAGAACTTATTTTTTCAAATTCTTCTACAAAGTTTATAGGTATATACTTATTACTTAAGTCTTCACCTATCACACCTAGTTCTATAGCTTTTGATATTTCGTTATTTACATAATCTACTAACAAATCATTGATAGCTTCTTTGATTACTGTATCATTATCTAATGCCTATTTAGTTACACTCAGAATATCTTGTATAGACTGTGAATCATTAGAATATTCAGCTTTAGCTAAAATTTCATTCAGATTATAAGTATCACCGTTAATAGTTATCTTATTAAAATATCTAAATCTTCCACCATTACCGTCAGAGAACTTCCCATTTTTACTACCATAGTAATTACCAACTGATAGATTGGGATTGTCTATAACACTTTGTTTAGTAGCAAAATACTTCTATATGGCATTATATTCATCTCTTAAATATCCTTTGAATATGTTTAAAGTTCTATCTGAGAATCTTCTCTTTTGATCCTAAAATATAACTCTAGTTATATCACCATTTTCATTGTATTCATAGTCAGTGATAACTGTAGATGGTAAGAAATCCTTGACCATTTGAATACCACTTATAGCGTGCCATGTCTTTTTATCAGACATAGTAGGACAAAATAAGTGATTATTAAATCCAAATGTCATTTTAGATAAGTAATCCTCTATGGGAGATATACCAAAGTAATCACGATTAGTGTTTTGCAGATTCTCTTCTAAGTTTAGATAAGTATTTAATTTAATTAAATCAGCATTACTATTTATAGACTGTAACAACAAAGAATTTGCAGAGTAAGGATTTTTACCTAATAATTCTCTCTTACCATTTAAATTATATTTCAACCATCTTATTTGGTCTGACATATAGTTATTCTCTGTAATAGGATATACTAGATTACCATCTGCTCCAGTAACACTAAATTCTTCTGGAGATGGGTGTGTTCTACCCCAAGCTATAGCCATTAGATTTATCTAAGCATCTGGTTTTCTACTAGTAAATATTCTATCAAATGTTCTAGCAGTTTCTCCACTTCTGGATTTTATACTACTTGTACCTCTAATTGCAGCTATGTTAATATTATTTAATATACTTTTAGTTAAAGAAGTACTAGCATTTGCAGATCTCCAGAAATTCTCAAATGATTGCATGTTAGGCTAACCTGTTCCATTAGTAAGTAAATAGTCTAATGCTAAATCATCCATATTAATAGATAGATTATTACACATATCTATAAAGTTAGATCTAACTTTAATATAATCATCCAAAGTTTTATCTTTCTTTTTTAATACATTATCTATTAATATTTTATGTTTCCACACAGCAGAATGAAACTTATCTTGATTTATAGTTCTAGTACCATCTTCATTAACATCAATTAAATCTGACAAGAAGAACTATTGCGACCATTTCTTTGGTAATCTACTTATCTTTCTATATACATCAGAATTCTGAATTCTCCATTTTAATTTATTAGAATATTCTTGTGTAGCATATTCTATTTGTTCATCAGATCCTCTCTGTGCAAAAGGTATCTGCTTTCTTTCTACAATTATTGCAATTAAACTATTTTTTGCACTTTTAACTGTATTTAATATTTGAGTCTAAGTGACTTCATCAATAGGATCATCTTTTGAAGTTAACTTATTATATACAGTCATAAAGAATGGATCTACTTTACCAAGATTATAACATTCATCTACTAAGTCTAAATAACTTTCAACGTTCCATAGATTCTCTAATATCTTATTCCACACAACATTGAAATCTTCAGATCTAGTAGTCATCAACAAGTCATCTTCCTCTTCTACTAAGTATTTATTACCTGTTTCTGGATCAAATTCGTATTTAGTTTTAGGAATAGAATAAAAGAATAGTTTCGCTTTGAAAGCTACATTGGCTTTTTTACTTATTGTATAACTTTCTTTATCCCAAGTATTATCAGGATTATCCCCAAGTTCTCTTTCTTCTCTTTCTTGTTCTTCTGATTCTTCAGTATTCTTTTTAATAATACTAAGGTTTCTTAAGTAATCATCTATTTGTTTCTTAAATACTTCTTTATTATTGATTACATCTTTGATAAGTTGTTCTTGAGATTCATCATACATTCCTAACTCTAAGTTAGTAGTTAGAATATCATCGAATATATCATTAATCTTCTTAGGTAAACTTTGTAAATCTTCAATGCTACTAATATTAAATGTATCCATTACTGTAGCATTTAAAGAATCTACTACTGCGTAGAAAGTAGTAGCATCTGCTATAGAAGCTATTTTCTTTAATTCTTTATCCTCTACTCCTGGAACGTAATAGTACAATGTACCGCCAAATCTTTTTTCAAAATCTTCTAGTACAGACTTAGATGGTTTATATTTTGAAAACTCTCCTTTACGTATTTTATTAAATAAAGTTCTTACTAAATCTCCATTCCTAGTAATACCTAATACTTTAAGCATTGCATTAAATAATTTCTTAATTCTATATGCTATAGATGGTTTAGTTTCATTTAGCATATATTGTCTGAATTCTTCAGCAAGAGCCTCTTCTACTTCTTGTTTAGAAGCATCCTTTAAATATGGATATTGTTTTACGTAATCTTGATATACTTGTTCTCTAAGCTTATCATTTATTAATAACTAACTTACATAATGGAAACCTTCATGGAATTCTACTCCTTGCCCAGATTGTTCTGATAAGAATATTCTAGCTGCTGTATCACTACTAAGTCTATCCATACATACTTTTAAAGCACCATATACTTGTGGAGCATTAGCCATTCTAAATACTGCTTCTGAAGTAACAATATCTGATTTGTCAATACCTAGTTTGTCTTGCAGCCACTACCTAGCTTCATCCACATTTAATTTACCTTCACCTTTTACTTGTGAAGTTAAACCCCTTTTAGCTAATTTCTAAGCAGCTTGCAGTTTACCATTTCTACGAATTACTTGCCATTTACCAGTTTTATATTTGTATTGAGGAGAATTAGCTTTCATCCAATCTTTAATCTATTCTTCAGACCAATTTTCATCAGTAGAAACATATTCTATTTGAGATTTAGATTCTGACTGTTTTGATTCAATACTAGATGTAAACTACTATATATATGGTATTGGGTTTTTTATTAACTATTCAGTTCGGAAACTTTCAACACCATCTACTTCATAGCGCATATGTGCTGAGTACTAACCGTTTTTATTATAAATCTTAACAATACCAACTTTAGTATTATTAGGCATATAAACTTCTGCAAATTCCTCTAAAAATGAAATAGGTACTGGAATAAATGCTCCGTATAGTTGATCGCCATCTTTATATCGTTCTATTTTAGTAATTATTGTACCATCTTCTTTTTTTTCATCAGATAGTTTTACTTGAGATTTAGTCAAACGTGCTGATTTACTATGCTAAACTTTTTCCGTGTGTATAGATTGATTTGCTAGTTCTGTTTCGGTAACTTGTGGTACAGCTACTCCATCTGTATATATGAAAGGAGCTCTATATATAGTATCACCTAAGTCTGTTTCAATTTTACCAGTGTTAATTAACCAAGTAAGTAAAGACACTGGTCCTTCATCAGTACCTATTCCTAAGTCTTCTCTAGTAAAAGCTAATTGATCTAAACCTGCTATCTTAAATTGTTTAGCATTTGGATACTATTTAAAGTAAGAAGTGGCTAGTCTAACAATACTATTTGGTATAGGTTCCAATAAAGCATACTTATCTGTATTCCAATGCAGATCTTTAGCTATTTTTCTTATAGCTAATTTATGCTGAGATTCTGAAGCTCCGCTAGGATCAAATTCTACTTTTATGTGTCTACCATTAGAATTTCTTACAGCAAATTGTATATGCGTATTACCTTCTTCAGGATGATAATACAACATTTTATCCATTAGAAATGGATATTTTTCTCCAACTTCATCACTAATAATGGTTTTGGAACCATTATAAACAATAATATCAAGCACATCTTGCTCAGCTCCACCAAGTTTTACTTTACCAATTAATAACTTATATGCTAATTCAGCTAAAGAATTAACCTTACCATCTTTTCCCAATTCAACTTCATCTCCATAAATATCATAATCTAATTTATGTATAGACAATTGAATAGGAACTATAGAACCATTAGGTGTTTGTTCTGCTTTTGGGAATATATATAATGCTCCAGATTTACCAACACCATTACCAGCTAATTCGTCATTGGACCCTAATTTGCGAATTACAAAAGTTTCAGTAACAAAGTCTTTTACAGAACCAGTACCATAACCAATTTGCAATTCCTTTACTTGTTGGTCTAACTTTCTTACGTTATTTTGTTCTAATCCAAAGTCATTAACTTCTGTAAGTTTACGTCTTACAGGAGCTCCTTCTGGAGATTTTTGGTTATTAAATTCTCCATTACTTATTCTTAATTTAGCTGGTTTAACAGACTTTATAATAGTAGTAGGTATAGTTTTATTACTACCAAGGTAAGCATTTACTATCTGTTGCCTAATTTCTATTAACTTTTCTTTCTGCTTTTGTAACTACTGGACTTGTTCAGAATTATAATTACCAGATGCTATTTCTTTATCTACATAATCTGGAGTTCTTAGAGAAGCTATCATTACTCCATCAGTATCTTCTAACACTAAGTGAATAGCTTGCATATATGGAGAAGTGTCTCCGTATCTATGGTTAGTTACTATATAATAAGCATTTACAGAATTTATCCAACCGTTCTTTAAAAGTCTTTTAGATAATTCTTTTCCTGGTAATACAGGTATTACTTCTCCTTTACTATTAGTAAAAGTAATAGGTTTACCATTCACAGTAATATTCATTGGAGATGTAGCATCTGGTTGGAAGAAAAACGTGTTAGAAACATGTTTTACTTTCTATACCTTTCTATTACTCAATGCATCAGAGTTATTAGTAACAGTTTCAGGTTTCATATTAGCGTAGCCAGTTTCTCCATATACTTCAGTAGAAGTATCTTCTAGCATTTGAGCTTCTGCTGCCAATACTTCATCAGATATAAAAGTAGTTCCATCATTTACATATATACCTCCATCAACTATAGTTATAGTAGGAGCATCCTGAGCAGGCTTGCTGTCTTCTACTTGAGTTGGAGTTGGTGGTACTGGATTACTTTTATCTTTTGTATTAGTGTTCTGTTCTTCATTTGCTTCTTGAGCATCTGTAGCTACAGCAATTTCTGGTACTTCTTCAGATGTTTGTTCACTAACACCAGATACTTCATCAGGATTCTATAAAGTTCTGTTACGTATATCTTCCTATTCTAGCTCTTGTGGAGAAGGTGTGCTATCTTCTATGTGACTAACATCGTCTACAGTTACATCAACTTTTTCTTCTCTGGCTATAATATCCTGTACTTCTTTTTCTGGCTATTGTATCTATTCTTCTATAGAACCTTCCACCAGAACATCTTCGCTACTAGGTTCTATTTCTAACTATCTACCTTTTTGATTTAGTAAAGCTTGCTCTTCTTCTCTAAGAATTTCATCTACATCTGTAGACATAGACTCTGGTATTACAGGTTCTGCTGTTTCTGTTTTAGTTTCTTGTACTACAGGCTGTTGTTGTACTCCTTCTTGTATTGGAGTTTCTGGTTTAACTTCTACTTTTTCTTGTTTCTTAGTAGTATCTTCAATAGCAGCTGCTGGATTTTCTATTACTCCCTCTTCTGGTAGTACTTCACCAGCTTCCTCTTTTTCTTTTCTAGCAACTTTTTCCTATCTAACTGATTTACTTAGATGTTCAGCAAATAACGAATTGGCTACAATTCTAGACGCACGTTCCTGATCAGCTAATTCTAGTAAATCATTATACTTCATCTGAGCTTGTTGATTATACTTAGATATAATAGATTTTCTACTAGGTTGAGGTTTACCTTCTCTTAGTGCTTTATCTGTATATTCTTGTATAATATTATCCTATTGCTCTTCAGATAAATCTTTGAACAAATATCCTTTGATATCCTAATATGATTCTGCTTTAAGTTTACCAGTAATATAAGCTGTGGCTTGATCTCTCAATCTATCTCTTACAGCTTTATTCATTACAAACGCTGTTACATAATTCTTTATCTATTCAGCATTTACTGGATCTTGAGCCTAATCTAAATTTTGTATACCATATGTACTTACTATTTGTTGAACGTTTCTTTCTATTCTTTCTTTTTCTCTTTTAATGTAGTTTCTCATATTATTTATATTTCTGAGATCTACATCTAAACCAGTATCCTCTGATAACTGTTGTAAAGTTTTAGTTCTATTAGTAAGAGCTTTATACAAATCTGTTATAGCTTGATTCTATAATTTTAGATAAGTAATATCATATACAGCATTTGAATATTCATCAAAAGTAGGTAAAGTAGATAAAAAATCTTGTTCTATTTCGTCTGCATATTCTGGAGTAGCGTTCATTTTGTATTGATAATCTTCATCAGACTATCTTTTACTTTCAAGAAATGCATCATAAGATTCTCTAGCTTTTTGTAGGAATACATCATCTTTATTAGTTTTACCTTGCTCTATTATCTTTTCTAACTCTTTGGTTACATCGTTAGTTGATTGCTCTGCCTCATTCAATCTATCTTTAATATGTAGATAGTTCTTAACTATTTTTCTATGCTCAGAGCTGCCTCTCTTAATACCTAAATCTTTTAAATTTTCATCAATAGATTTATTACGATATTCAGCCCATAGATTAGTAGCTAGATTTTTGTCTTCATCTATCATTTCGTCTGTTACTCCAGGCTGTTTCAATTTTTTAGCAGACTCTAAATAATCTGTAACATAATTAATATCTTTACCAGCTTGTAAAGCATCGAGGAAGACATCCATTTTGTTATCCTGTTCAGCATTACTATATCCTTTAGCAATAAGTTTTTGTACTTCTTTATCTGAAGCATACTGTCTTACTGCATTTTTAAATTGTACTGCATTACCAGCAAATGGCATTACTAAACCTATGAATCCACCAATATCCATCGCCTTCTTTAATTCATCATCTGTATTTAGATAATTATCATTTGATAAACCAAAGTAAGCAAGATTGGCTTCATACCCAAGAAGACCAGCGTTGTATGCAGCAGATATAGGATTTATTCCTTTGCCTTTTAAATAGTCGTATTCTCCTCTTTGATATCTACTACCAACTCCAGATTGAACACCTTCTTCACTACGTTGAGATACAAAATTAATAACATTAGCTTTAGCGAATTTACCAATGTTTTCTAATAAATGTTTCCTAGTAATATTTTGTCCAGGTCTAGACGCTTTGTTCAGAATATTTTCCACCCCTCTGTCAATAGCTTTACCCAAACCAATCTAGTCTACTACACTTGGTATTTCATCTAAAGGTCTTTTTATACCTCTAGCTTTTGCTAATGCTTTACTAGCCTAATTCCATAATATTTTACCCCCATAGGAAAACGGCATACATTGTAAATAATCTGAATAACTTAAAGCGTCATTCACATCTCTAACCATTTGTAAGCCATCAAAAGCATTGTTTCTGATTTCTTCAAAATCTTTTTGATCTGTAGTCAGACCTTGAGCTAAACCAGCTTGTAGTTTTTCATTTTCGTCCATCTAATCTACAGGATAACCTAACTCACCTAATCTAGGTTCCCAAGATTCTAATACTCTATTTACATCTGTCTTATTATCGTTAGCACTTTGCAATACGCTTTGCTGATAGTTGTCAAACACTTCACTAGCTGTTTCAGATTGCCTGTAATATTTAGCTAACCAAAGATTAAAAGCTGCTTCTCCTAAAGCAATTACTGTAGCTGCTTGACCAATACCTGGAACAGCGGTTATAGCACATCTAACAGCTAGACTTCTAGCTGCTTTATTAGCTAATATTGAAGTTCCTGTTTGTAAGAACATCATTTCTATTTCAGACAAAGAACTACCAATATGACCTAGATTATAAAACCAAGATTTAGGATCAGTAATAGATAACTCAGATTCATTTACTCTCTGCTCAAATTCTTTAGTAAGAGCAGTAGGATCGTACAACCAATTACCTTTCTTTAAAGTATTCTATATTTTTACTATCTTAGCTGTTTTATCTTCGTATTCATCATTAGCATCAGATAATACTTTCTAAATAGCGTCTAATCTTTCTTTATCAGACATTTGTTGCTATTTATTGTTCCATAAGAAATCTTGTTCTTCCTAGTTTAATGCATTATCTTCTAACGCTGTAGCTATATTATCTAGCGGATTTACGTTGAATATATTATTATCTTTAAAGTCATTTAGCAAAGCTTTAAAGTTTATAGCTATACTACCATTTACATTCGTAGGATCTGTATCGTAGAATAAATCTCTTAAGTACGGATTAGATTTAGCATACTCTTTTATATTAGGTTCTAACTAATTGACAGTTTGTACTGCTATTTTCTATTCATCTGTAAGTATATAATTAGAGATATTATCTAAAATAGACTTAGCTTCTAAATAGTTTTGAGCTTCCTATATCTGTGGTATCCATTTAGATTCTGTTTCCATTAAATTGTCTTGTAATTTAGACAATCCAACACTAAGTCTTTCTTTTTGTATATACTGATATAATGGATTAGCATTATCTAATACATTAGTTATTAGTTTTCCAGTATTCCATACAATATCTTCAGCTAAAGATCTTTTATTATCTTTAGCTTCTTCTACTACTGGCACTTCTTGTTCTGTAGTAAATTCATTTATTCCATATGACTATGGTAGTTGCGATATATCAAACCCTTCGCTGTACGGAGTCATAGCTTCCCTCACTAGCTATTGTCCTAGTGAGGGGGAATTCAAATTAAATTTATTTTTCTTAGCCATTTTTTATGCGATTTTATTTTTCTTCTTCTCCGGCAGAATAACCAATGCCGTAAGCTTCCTATTGTGTACTTGGATATAATTCAGATCTAAATGCATCTGTCATAGATAGCTTCCATGCTTGTTGATCTAAGTATTCAGCATTTAATTTATCTTGTGGATCTGGAAGTTTATTTAGTAATTCTATCTACCAATATACATCTTCTGTAGGAACGTTGTAAGATACCTTTCCTTCATAATTATATTTACTTCTGTACTCTCCTTCTTCTAAATATCTTTGAAATGGTAGTTTACGTTTATCACCTTCTTTTATTTCTGTAGATATAGACACCTTACCAGAGCGATCGTATATTCTTTTAGCTCCAGATATAACCATATCTGCGTCTGTTATACCTAACGCATCTAATTGACTTTGGGGTATAGCTACTGTAATTACCTAACTAGAATTAGGCTGTACTTGTCCATTTTTATTTACAGGTAAAGTAAGAATATTACCTCCCTATTGAAGAATAACATTAGTAAGCTTACCGTTTTTAAGGGCATCTCTAAACTTATTCTTTCCAGATTCTACGTGTTTATAACCAGCTATTTCAGATATAACATCTGTAGCTAAATCTAATTGTCTAGGATTAGCTATTACTCTATATTTACCTAACGGAGTAGTAACCGTTTCAGATGTAACACCTGGTACAGTAGTTTGTAACAAATCATTTACAGAAGCTATAGGAGATGGAGCTGCAAATCTATTCAAAATATCATTAATAGCGTTTGATAAATCTTTACCATCTGTAGCATATTCTTTAAATATTTCATTAAACAGTTTATTTGGTGTGTAACTATTAGATTCATTATATATTTTTCGTAATTGTTCCTTAAATATATTTGCAGATAGAGTATCATTTGATTCGACAGCTTTATTATATTGATCAGTTAAAGAATTTATCTGATCTCTATATTTATTAGCTATGTAAGCTTGAGTTCCTAATTTAAACGCATCTCCACCAGTAGTTGCAATAGATTCTGTCAATCTAAAGGGTTTTTGAGCAGTTTGTTTCTTCAATCTATCTTCTTCGTATATCTTAGATAAAGGATTAAGTTCTCTATCTTCATATGCAAATTCTCTACCAGCTCTATATATACGATTAGCAAATAAAGCATTAGCTTGTTCTGGAGTATATCCTTGCTGTATTAATACTTGTATATGTTTCTGTGCTTCAGGAGTGTTATATATAGCAGAAATATTGTTAGCTATTTCTTGATCTGTTCTTTCAGATGAAACTCCTCTCCAATCATAAGCACCTTCTTGTCTAATAAATCCAGGCTTTAGATTATCAACATAAGGTTTTACTAAATCTACTTCTGACTTATAAGCTAATGGAGCAACATCATTAAATACTCCACTATCTAAAGTATTATAATTAGTAAAATCAACTTCATGCCATAAAGGATTATACTTACCAGACAGCATAAGTTGTTGATTTACTTTCTATCTCTAAAGTAATCCTTCTCTGCTCTATTGTAACTAACTTAGCTCGTTATAAGGTCTTGTATTAATAAATGATTGTATTAAAGATCTACCTTCTGCTGTTTTAATCAAATCAGGATTAGCTGCTAATTTATTTACTATATCTTGTCCAGCTCCAACTGTTAAATCATACCACCTCTTAGTATCTATAGCTGACGGAGATCTAAACTCTGACCACTTAGTAAACTGATTACCTAAATCCTAATAAGCTTTATCTACTCTTTCGTTATTTGCTTTACCTATAGCATATAGCTATTCAAAAGGTATTGGTGTATACTAACTAATATACTCACTTTCTATTGGTTTATCAAATCTATTCGTTGCCATTATCTTTTCAAATTATTATATAATTTAGTTAATTGATCTGATGTCATACCATATTCCAAATAAGGTAACATAGCTTCTAGTACAGCAGAGTCTCTTTTAGTTAAACGTTTATCTTTACTTATCTACTATATTCTTGTAGATAAATCACCAAATCCTTTTCTACGAATATTTCTAGTAGCTGCATCATTTTGAGCTTGTTCTACAGAAGCTAAATGTCTAGCATTAGCATACTGTTGTCCCCATTGATTAGCTATTTGAGCATTGTTAAATGCCATTTGATTTTCAGCATTATTTTTAGTAGCATAAGCATTAGCGATAGCTTTGTTCCTATTAACTGCTGACTGTAAACCAAATGCCATATTGGCTCCAGTGTTAGGATTAATATTAGCCATATTGTATCTAGCAATTCTATCACTTAGTGCAGCTTCTCTAAGTATAGGATCTATATTATAATCAGTAGGACCATATACTGGATCATAAGTATATGTTTCTACTCTTTCAGGACTACCTGAGAATATATTACCAATAGGTCCAGCTAATGCAGCTATATTGTCTATTAGATCTAACCAGTTATTATCACTTGGAGTTTTTGGCTTTTTACCATTTGTACCATATATATTACCTACTGGAAGCTATCCAGGATTACTAGTGTAGTTAAAGTATTTACTACTTCTAGCATTAGCAGTATCTACGTTACCAATGGGAGCGTTGATATTATAAGGAATACCTAATCTATTTGCTACTTCAGAAGATGGTATATGTCTAGGTCCACTACTTTGATTAGATCTACTATCCACATATGCTTGACCAATCTTATGCCAATCGCCATACTTTCTGTCTGTCATTAAAGATCTAGCTTGTTCTACTGTAGGTATAACTCCTTTATTCTTACCTAAGTAAGTAGACATATCTCCATATTTACCACCATAGATATCTTTTACATCTTGGTCTGTGATACTATTGACCCAGTTTAAGTAATCTTGTGTATAGTTATTTTTATCTGAATCCCAGTATTTAAAATCAGACATATTTTTATTATATCCATATGGTTTAATACCTCTAGTACCATCTGCATAAGCAGCAGTATTCTTCTTTATTTTTTTACTTTTCAAAGCTTCTTGCTAATCTAATAATGCCTGATAAGCTATCTAATTATTTCTCTCATTTAGCATCTAACTATTTTCGGCATATATATTATTAGCTTTCTTGTTGCTTTTCTTCATTAATTTCTTTCCCATTTCTGCAAATGTTTTATTTGTTCCTGGAACTTTAATCTTATCACTTAATACTTGAGTTCCAACAGGTACATTTAATAAATTAGAATCTGTAGGTTTACCTTCTTCTGGTATAGATCCTATAGTTCCATCTGGTGTTCTTAACATCTCACCATCATCTAAGTAAGCCATAGTAGATGGTACTACACCACCTTTAGATAAACTTAATTCATTATATCCATTTTCCTAATAGTAATCAGCTGCTATTTGTTCAGACATTTGTCTAGCCTGAATACCATTTTTAATTCTACCAGCTTTATTACGTATATAACTTTTACTATGACCAAATAGACCAGCTATTCCTGATGGTAATTCGTACTCACCAGTCTACTCATTAACAGAACCACCAGAACCTATACTTGAAGTAATACCACCAATAGCTCCACCTATTACTGCTCCCCAAGGTCCACCAATAGAAGCACCCATTGCAGCTCCAGATCCTATTCCACCTATTACACCAGCCGCTGTAGGTTTCTTTCCACTAGTAGCATTACCTATCATACTACCTACAGCACTAACTCCTTGTGTAACTACATTCGCTTTATCTACTCCACTCATATTACCCCAGTTTGAAATAGCATCAGCACCGAAAGCATATTGAGGAACTCTTTTTAATTTCTTAGTTTTCATATTATAACATTGAATATCTATAAGTTGTTTTAACATAAGGAAGCTTAAATTCTCTGTTATCATTACAATCCAATGTGTAATTACAGATTAAGTATTTTCCTCTCATCCTTCCAGCATAAGACATATTAGTCTATTGTTGCTAACCTGGATTATTTTGTTTCTCTCTACTTATTGGGAATCTAAATGTATCTTCTCTCTATTCTATCTATTTCCAATCAATAGGTTCTGTTTCCTAATTCTTAGTATTAAAGTGTATATCAGATATTAACGTAGGCTTAGTTTCATCTCCAATGTCTACAAATTCAGCAGAGAACCATTGATTATCGAATACTTTAGTATATGCTATATCTTTATTAACTACAAATCTAACATAAGATATTTTCTCTTCTTTAGTAGTACTATTAACATCATACATATTATGTAAGTAATAACAATTATTGTTTTTAATAGTAACTAATCTAGTAGAGAATGGGAAGAACCAGTTTGGATTATGAGTATAAAAAGAAGTAAACACATTTAGTTGTTCATTAAATATTAAACATCTGTCATATATTCTAAACCATACTTCATTATATTTCTTATCATAGAACGATACTGGATTCTTTCTAGCATTATCTGGTAATCTATTTAAATACGTCTATACTTGTTTTACTTTAGATAGCTCATTAAAGTCATTGCTAAGTGAGCATATAACATTTTTATCTAAGTCATACCAATACAAAGTAGTTTCAGAATTAGTAATACTCTTATCATTAATAATACTATCTCCATTTAAAGTAACTAAGTAATCGTATCTAGTAAGAATACCACCAGTACCTAATGTTAAAGCTCCAGCGTTATTATCAGTAATCAAAGACCTATCGTTAACAGATGCTATACCTACAGCACTATCCTAGAAGAAATACAATTTGTTCTTAAATACTTTAAGATTAGTAACTGGTCCATAAGTACTATCTGTATCTAAATAGTTAGCAAACTTAAACTTAGTCCAACTATCTGTCTGTTCATTATTTGTCTTTAACTCTGAACAAGTAATTCTATTCATGCTTTTAACATCATCTTCAGCATATATAGATTTTTGTATATAATTCTTACTAGTACTAGTATTAGAGTAAGCAGCATTATATACGTACATTGGAGTTTTCTAAGTATATAAAGTATTCATCTATCCTGGATCTGTTAGGAAGTAAACGTTAGCCTCACCAGTTTGACCATCTCCAGATGATTCTACTATGTCTTGAGAATAATGTTCATCATTTCTATAGTATAAGTTTATACTAGATTCTAGTGGAATATAAGCTCCAACATATCGTTTAAAACCATTTCTATCATCAGGATCATTTCTAGTAAATAACATAGTATGAGTATAGTCTAATACTCCTAAATATGTATCACCACCAAAGCACATTGCTTTATCATATCCTTCCCAAGATGTTTTAACATAAGTATTAGTACTGTTATATATAGAATAGCTTCTACTCATAAAAGTATTACCACCATACTGTGTAGTGTTTTTCTTTATATTAACAAACAGTACAGCATTATGTCTATATTTCCTTAATAAAGGAGTAGTACGAATTCCAGTATAATTACCAGAGTATACATCTGGAGCGCTAACAGCTAAACATACTCCATGAGGACCAAGTGCTTCTCTAGAACCAATACTATAATTTATAAAACCAAATCTATCTATGTAATCTACTATTTGTTTAGCATCAAATGCTTCTTGATATGGAGATATGTTAGTTGGCTTAGTTACATCTTTTATAGGGAAAGATTGACGCAAATTAGAATTATCTTTGTGAGCATAATTCTTACCAAAGAATTGATAGTATTTACATATACCACCACTTACCATATCACCATCTTGTTCATAACCATCAAATACTCCCTAAGAAGCACTAGGTTTGTTACCAGTATGTTCAGAATATTCTACAGGTCCACCAAATGGATTTTGTACATTATTAGTGCTTTTTCCTAATACTTTAGTAAACGGTATACCTAATCTATAATGCTTGTTGTTAGCGTCATTACAGTATGTAGCAGAGTGTGCACAATACAATGGTACAATGTTCATACCACTAGTAACAATCTGATCTGATTTCTCTTTATTAAAACATATATCAGCTGTCACTAAATCAAATATACCATATGTATCAAAAGGATTCTAATCCTAAGCATCTTGTTGTACAAATAGATTCTTACTTGAATTATAGAACCCTTGTACAAATTCTGGAGCTACACCTTCTTTAAAAGTAGGCATAATAGTAGGTCTTCTATCTATGCTACCCAAAGAGTATTCTGCTCTATAATCTTCAGTATTATTATACCACCCGTTGAATCTGATAGTTTTATTTAGTAACCCCTAAGTAACTATTGTTCTATCTGCTAATGTTCTATCACATCTTACTATTTCATAAGCTACTACATCCGTAGGAAGATTATTCACATAGAACATTATACCAAGTGGATGAGATACTAATTCATAGTTACCAGATCCATCTACTGTTCCACCAAAAGTAAAAGGTTCATAACCTTCAACATCAGCAGAAGGGAATCTAATATCTCCAATCCAGTGTACAGGTGAAGGTATATTCTTATTATTATACAATATTATACCATACCTATATACTTCATCTCTTTGATGACTTAAGAAATTAGATACGTAATAAGGGTCACAATAGTTTCTTATTCTAGATTTACCATCACTATTAAATGTATGTACTAATTCTTTTGTTTCAGGACATATTAACTTAATAGTATTATAAGATTTTTTAGATGATGATAAGCTCATACTATATGGTACAAATTTATCACCTTCATCATCAACTACTGGAGTATTATCAGACTCTATCAAATCTGTTATAATAAATCTATAACTAATATTTAAACCTCTACCACCTCTAATAATTCCATTATCATCATATCCAAATGCATATTCATCTGTTGGATTATTAGGATATACCATTGAACTATTCATTGGGTTTATACAATCATGTTCTTCTGGTATAACTAAATCTGTTTCTGGACTAATTAGTTCTTGAAAAGTAGTAGTAATATCTTGATTACTTATACTAGAGTTTAATTTAATAATACCATTACTATTACATCTATATGCTCTAGCATCATAATCTACATCCCAAGTTAACTCCTACACATTAGAAGCAAACAATCTATTATCCATTTTCGCTATACTCTTAGCGTTAAATTCAAATGGAACAAGATCATTAAATTCTTCTATACTTAATTCGTTAACGTAACTACTACCAACATCATTGTAATTAAATGTTATTACATTATCCTCAGATTTAGGTAAGTCCAATTCATTAATTACATATATCTTAGGAGTTTGAGTATTGCTAGTATATTGAATACTAATAATTCTTATCTTTTCAAATCTACCATCATTGAACAAAGTAGCTTGTAACATGCAACCTTTATCTGTACTCTCACCTTGTCTATCACCTTTAAATGTTTTAGATGAATTTGAATTACTAGATGATATAGGTATCATAGGACTCAATGAAGAAGTAGATGTTTCTCCGCCATGTACACTGAATAACTGATAACAATATTGTATCATACCAGCTGGTAAATTACCAGATGTCAATTCAATAAACTTAAACGGTGCAATAGTAGAACTTGGTAGTAGATCAAAGTAAGTATCATCTTCTATATGATTAGTTTTATCTGTCTTATATTGAGCAGATATATTAATACATTTAATAGAAGAAGTACCATCAGATATATATATCTTACTTACTTTATCTGACTCATAATTAGTAACTATAGCTACTTTGTTAACTAAGTTCATAACAGCAGATACTACTAAAGTCCAAGTAGGTTTAATACTGTTGAAATCAGTTATAGCCCATACATTATTAATATAAGTACCTTCATACAATTCCATAGTAACTACTATACCACATTCTTCTACTATCTTCTTAGTAGAATTGTACCATCTAGTTACTGCTGTACCAAGTATATTTTCAGATGCTTCAATACCACCTTCGTACTATCTTACATCTTCTATGTTCTATAGAATACCTGTAGTACCAGCATTATCTGTGAGTAATCGAATATTCTCAGCCCATCTATACTAGTTGTCAGCTAACATAGTAATATCACTGTCAATATTCATACCACCAATAAATGTATTTACTTGGCTATTTATCTCCATAATCTGTTATAATTCTAATTCTAATTATAAATTTCTTGTCTATCACCAGTAGTACTAAAGAAAGTACGCTCTTCATCCATTTCTGGAACTAATGTATTCCATGTGTACTTGATATTAGTTAACTCATCTTGGTTAGGCATTAATGATTCAGCATAAGCTTGCTTTCTATAGAAGTTATAAGAGTTCTTAGCATCTAACCATAACTATCTGTGTACATCACCTTTTATATATTTAATATAAAGAATTTTCTATGCACAATACCAGAAACAAGCTTCAAAGTATGACTATACATCTGGCATCATTGGCATACCATCTTCATCAGTATAGATAGCGTGGTATGAGATTTTTGCATATCCTTCTGGAACATTTGAGATGAGATATCCTGGTTTGACATCATATTGTGGCGTATAACTGAAATTAGTACCATTAAAACTAGTGTGCTGTAATCTACCATTTTTGCTACAAACTGTATAATTATTAATCAATGCGCTAAGCGTCTATCTAGTATTAGCATCTTTATTAAGTATTTCTAATGCGTCTTTATCTTTAGTAATATTGTGAAGGTTCTTTACTAATGGTATTAATACATCATCGTGTATAATCATATTACAACAATCACAGTTATCTTTCTTATCATATACACTGAATGTACCAGTACTCTTTTTCATAGGTATCCAACCACCACAATCACATGTAGAGTAAGCTACACTATTTAATCTTTCTAGGTCACATGGTAACTTAGCCTAATAACCATTGATAGGTATTACTTCTACTTTGTGATCTAATTGATTAACAGAACCTATATTCATTAAACTCTCTCCTATCCATTGTTTGATGTCTGTAATAGGTATTTCAGTTTCATTTAAACCTAAGTCCGCAATTACTTTAGCAATCACGGCTTTACTACTTGTCATTTTATATATCATGGCTGCTATTCGTAATCGTGAATATTCTATTTAATTATTTGTGCTAGATGTCTTTTATTTGCTCTAGTAAGTACAATCTAATACTTACTTTTGTTAGACACTAGCATATCCTATTTATTCCAGTAAAGTCTGTACTTATAGAATCCTGAGTGTTCGTTAAGTAAATAAGTAAGTTTACCTAATTCTTTTGTAGCTTTATAATCTATTCTAAGACTTCTGCCGTCTAAATGCTTTGGCTATTTCTTTACTATTTGAATACTACCCATTCTATATGGTAGTTTAACTTCTTTGCTTTCTTCTAATAACTAATCTCTAAGATAGCAAAAGTATTCAGTTACTATTTTTCTATAAGTAGGATAGTCTATATCATATACTGTATCTGGTTCTATACTACTTAAGTAATGGTTATAGAATGAAGGTATAGTATAAGATACCGTTTTATTAGCTGATTTATTTAATTCATTCATCGTCTTATACTTCTGTTAACATTCTAATTCATTACATTCTAAGTATCATCCTTACTATCGTTAGTAGTATCAGATACTTGCTATCTCATAGTTAAGAAATCTTTAGTAAAGATTAACTACTTAACTGTTCCCCACATATAAGCTGGTAAAGGATATTCATCCTTATCAGGATTGTAACATAGTTTATCTTCAGTAGGATCTTCAGCAATTATTTCTACATCAATATATTCTAGTTGATTAGCATCACCTTCTACATATATCCTATTACCTTTAACATATGCAATATAATCTTTGCAAGTGTACTTTCTATATCTCTAGAATTTCATCTTAGTTTCAGAACCTAATTGAATAATGTTTCCATAGGCATCCTTTACTGTTATTACTGAAGTAGTAAGTTTAGTACCAAGTAAAGTAGGCAATTCTTTATCCCCTTGGTATTCTACATGACCTGGGTCTTCTTCTATTTTATCCAAATGCATGCGTATAGTCTAATAGAAGATCTAGTCTAATTGCTCTCCCTTATCTAACTTCTGTTTTAATAGGTAAGCTCGATATGTTTTAATCCACAATTCTATCTAGTATCTACTGAGCTTTTCACTCTCAGTAATCTAGTTGTTTCTAGCTTCTAATAGAATATCATCAATGAGCTCATTTAATGTCATATCTATATATTTAAATTATAATTATAATAGTCATAAAACGCATTTTAAGACTTACTGTAAATTTTTATAGTATCTTAGATACACTCCTTAACAGAAACTAATAGCCTTTCTTAAAAAGCTTTATAATAATTTTCCGAGCGAAGCGAAGGAACTCTGAGCGAAGCGAGGAAATATTATTAACATACATAAACAACAAAAGCTCGTCCACTATACAGTGAGCGAGCCTCGTAGAGGTGAGCGAACGTTGTGAGCGTTGCCGAGTATTATTTCATTGGAGCTGGTACATTAGGCATAGGTGGCATTGGTGGTTTTGGGAACCCTCCCATAAACATCTTCTTAGTATCTTCGATCATCTTCCTAATATCAGCAACATCATTCTTTAAATCGTTTATTTCTTTACTATTGTCAATAGTGTTAGTTATTATAGGAGCTTCTACCTGTGCTTCTAGTTGATCTAAAATATCTTTACACTTCTCCATTTCTTCATCATACTTACTTGCAGCTTCTTTTTTAGCTTTGAACTCATTATAGTTCTATCTAACCATATTAGCTATTTCTTCTTTATTAGTAGCAACAGTAAGTCCTACAGAAGTATCATTAATGATCGAACGCTCAGCTGGTACTGATAGTTTCTTAGACTCTCCATTACAACTAATAAATACATCGACTAATTTACGTCTGTTCTATCCTGGTATTGGAAACTAACCTTGCGGCAAAGCTTCATCATAAGGATTTGAAACCTAAGTAATGGAACCAAGACTATAAACAGTAGTCTTTTTAAATGTTCCTAGAACTTCTAATACGTGCACGTGATCTCCTATTTTTAATTGACTAAATAACATAATTGAATTGGTTTTAGTAGGGCTACCTTTTACAGTAGCCCTAAGTTTTTTATTAAGCAGCTGGTGCTACAATATGATTTATAGTCTGAAATACTCCAGTACGTTTATCATAGTATATTAGATATTTATTACCAGTTGAAATTTCTTCTGTCGGCATCTAATCACCAGAACCATTTAGTAATGCTTTACCACTATTAGTATTTACACTAGTTGGATTAGATGATACCTAACTAGAACTAACAGAAGTAGCTACAGATACTAGTGATCCTTCTGTTGCACCAGTAGCAGTATGATTAATATTTAACAATATTAAACCTCTGCATGGCAATTGTCTCCATTGAAATGGACATATTCCATAAGTAACAGTATTGTTAGTAGTATCTACATTAGAGAATATAGTATCTAATGTAGGTATACCACCTTGGTCAATACGTCTTACACGATAAGGATTAAAGAAAGGATTAAACATAATTACCTCCTTTCTTATTAGCAACCACAACCGCAACCGTCGTTATATCCGTATCCGTAACCAGTGAATCCACCGTTACATCCGAATGGGTTACAAGTTAAGTAAGCAGGTACTGGACAAGGACGCAACTGATTTACGATATTAGCAGTTTGAGCAGATTGAGATAGACCTAATTCAAGAGCTGACTTCTCAGCACGCAATGTGTCAATCTTATTCTGCATTTCACGCATCTCAAGTTGACAGAACTTATCGTTAATCATTTGAGTTTGTGCATCTATCTTAGCACCAATTACATTAAATTTATTAGTATTATCTGTTAACAAGTTATTGAAACCACCAGTGATTGCATTCTGCAAAGTATTAGTTTGCTGACAGATAGACAGTTTATTATCAGCACTCATTTGAGTCAAGTTCAAATTAACAGAGTCAATTGAACGTTGAGTCTGGCAGCAGCAGTTAGCCAATTGAGAAGCTAAGTTAGCATTACCAGAAGTAATAGCATTAATTACTTCACAGCTAGCCAATTTAGTATCACAAGCAATCTGACTTACGCTAGTATTAATAGTATTCAAAGCTGTCTGTACAGCATTAATATCACAATTTAAAGTATTAGACAAAGAACTGATAGCATCTTTGTTACCTTGAATAGCCTGCATTAACAGACTTGTATTAGTATCGGTATTCAACTGAGAAGCAAGACGACTAGCATCATCGCTACCTCTACCAAAACCGTTACCTCCAAAACCACCCCAGCAGAAGAAGATTAGGATGATCCAAATCCACCACCAACCGCCGTTTCCACCGAAACCGCCGTTGTTCATCATAGCCATAAGAGCAGCAGGGTCCATATTACCTTTGTTTGCATTCTGCAAAAGTGCAGCTACACCTGGATCTATACCAGCGTTTTGTACTAAAATTTTTTCAGGTTCGTACATAGTTCTCATAAATTTTGATTAAATTAATATCTTGATATTCTTCTTTCATACATAGGTTCATATCTATGCATTCTTTCCTCTTCACGTTCACGATCTAAATATTCATCGTCTTCGTCATAGTCATAACCGTAGCGAGTCATTCTTCCTCCTCTACCTCTTCCACGTCCTCTACCACCACGAGCGTAACGATACTCATGCTCTTCATCTTCATCGTCTTCAAGCATTAACATCGTCTTAGCTTCTTTGCGCAATTTATCACACATAATATAGCAATAGTAATACCACATCTTTCCTTCTTCTATGTCTTTATCATTCAACCAAGCTTTTGCTAGTTCTACAAAGTACTTAATGTGATCACTGCTTGTCATAGTAACAACTGCACGATAATAGTCTGAACGTATCATATTGAGAGCAACGTACCAATCATACTTGTTGTATTTCTCACCTTTCAGATTGATTCCGTACTGGTTAGCGATTGAAGTAGTTTCTTCTAAACTCCAATGTTCTCCACGAGAGCCATCTTCGTTTTCCATCTTAGAGACTGCTTTTAGTGCACATTCTTCATTGAAGTGTGGACCATACATAGCCTCATGACGCTCTATTTTCAGTCTTTCTCTCATTGCATTAATTGATTTAATTATTCGACTTATAAAGTTCATTTTGATAAATCTATTATTCTAGTATTTTCTACATTGATTAACTTGTTACTGTTATCAATTTGGTACTTATAAATAGTTCGTTTTTTAAAATCAAAGTGAAGGAGTCGCTAGAACCAATTCTTATAATTACGCTTATATTCTTTTTTAGTATGAATAAATAGTGATTGTGTATTGCGAATGTCGATACTATGTGTTAGGAGCGTATCTCTTTTATTTATTATGATTGATGTCAAATTGTTTGGTTTGATTTCCACTTTAAAGTCAGTTGATCTAACTACTACTGTAGTATCATGTACTACTTTCTACTCCTATATCTGTACCTATTTCAACTCCTTCTCTTTGATCTTTAATTTCTTTACTGTAGCATGTACTTCTTGTATCAAGCTATCTTTGGTTTCTTTAAATTCATCTAGAGTAAGCTATAGAACTCTATTATCATTCTTCTACTATGTTGCTAGCTATTCATAGTAAAGATAGTTATTAGTTACTCTATCTATTTCTTTATTCTTCTTATCTAGCTAGTTATTCTAATAAAAACAAATGGCAGCGAGAATCGTAATGATAATCACTGCCATTGCTTTGTAATTTCTTTTAAACCAACCGATAATGTTACTTGTTAATCTTTTTGCTAGACTTATCAGTATTGGTATCATTTGTAATAGTATTTTGTTCTTCTAAGATGTCTGTTATATCTACATCTAAATATTTTTCTGCTTTCGACTTTATAATCTTTGTGAAGAGTCTTGTAACTAATGAATTAGGTTTTAATGCTTTCCTAGATTCTAATAATGATATTATTTCTGCAAAACATACTGCTCCTGCTGCAACTTTAGCTAACACCAGATCGGCATATGTCATAAATATAAACTTATCTAATAAAGTAAATCCAGCTATCATTATAGCTGCAAATCCTAGTTTTTCAATAGTGGACCAGAATTTACCAGATTCAAAATAATCATTGTGAGTTACTTTTCTGCATACCTTATATCCATAGATTAAGTCTAGTATTATGAATAGAAATGATACACCTATTAAAGGAGCTGCTGGTGCTAGTATAGTTGCTATACCTGTTAACCAACCAACTATAGATTGATATCCATTAGCAAATATACGTCTCGCAAGATTCATTATATATAAACTTCTACTCAACACAACTTAAAGATTATTTACTGAAAATAAAAATGCTAGTCAATTTATTACTGCTAGCATATGTTAAAGTCTCTGCAATTATATAACTATAACGTACTCATTATTCGTATGTTCTATTTCCCTTACGTATATCCAGGTAATCTAATAGCTCTTTATGTTTAATAGTTTTAGTAAGTAAAGAATAACAGTTAGCGTGTTTAAACCATCCTATGTAGCTAGCCATTTTTCTTCTATAATATTTGTAGTTAGTACTCCTTTTATTCAGTTTAGCATTCTTCTTACAATATCTTTTCTTTAATGCTTTTCTAACTAAAGTAAAATTATGATATATTTTATATCCAACAAAATCTATACTTCTACTTTCTACTGGGAATACCTAATAGTTATTCTTTAACTATAGTTTTAAGTTATCTTTTAAATACTACTTTATATCTCTAAGTAATGTCTGCAAAGACTCTTTATCTTTATAAAGTATTACTATATCATCTGCATATCTATAATAATACTTTATGTTTTTATCTTCTTTAACCCAGTGATCAAAGTAAGATAGATACAGATTAGCAAAGAACTAAGATAAGTAATTACCAATAGGTACTCCTTCTGAAGAATCTATTATTTCATCTAGTAACTATAATAGTTCTCTATCTGCAACTTTTATTCTAATTATTTGTTTTAATATACCATGATCTACTGAAGGATAAAACTTTCCAACATCTATTTTAAGACAGTATTTAGTATTCTCTCTATCTTTTAGATCATGCTATATCTACTTAAGAACTTTGTGAGTTCCTCTTTTCTTAATACAACTGTAAGTCTAAGGTATCATCTAATTAATCCACAAAGGTTCCATTATGTTCATAATAGCGTGATGTACTATACGATCTGGAAAGTAAGGTAGTTTAAATATTATTCTTTCTTTAGGTTCATATAACTTAAAAGTAAAATATTCAGAAGTTTTATAAGTATGATTGATTAACATATCTTGTATCTACTTACAAAATCCTTCTATGTCTGCATCTACTTTCTTTACATCGTTTCTATGAGTTTTATTCTTTCTAGCATTATGATGAGCTAGCTTTATATTATCTAAATCTGTTATCTTCTAATATAAATTCTTAAATTTCTTCATAGTCTGAAATTACAAAGAGCTTTCGATATTTCACTACTAACCCTTAATAAATTATTTATATTTTTTACCAAGTGGTAAGGTCCTTCTCAGTAGTTGGCTATTATATGATAAACTGAAAATATTATGATACGCAATTTCATTGAACTGATATTAGCATTGGAATTACTAACCTCATTATTGGAATTAAGATTGAATAGACCTGCTTTGCTGCTATTGTCAGAGTTACTACTTTTTTACTTAAAACTAATAATGCATACTCGTTCTAATTCTAGAGAAGCAACCTGTGGGTATTACTTAACTATACCGTATTGCATAATTAAGTCATTACTCCGCCCACGGGAGATATGTTAATCGAGAACCGACATAAGCATAGGAATAACCAACCCCAGTAGAGGAAATAAGATAGAATAGACCCGCCTGGCCGCCATCGTCAGAGCAACCACCGATTAACAAACAGTGTTCTGAAGTATCAGTATTATCCCAGTTATAATCACACCAGTATGTAGATTCTGAGCCATTAGTACAAGCTGCTGCAAAGAAATCACAAGTAGGTGTAGCTCTAATTTCAGTTTTATAACCTGTCACAACTGTTGCTGTTGTTAAAGGTTTATAACTAGTATTTTTATTATTAGCAAACTGTTCTGGTTTAATAGATTTATACCAAGTCCTATAGCCTCCTCCATAAATACTAATAACGTCATCGGTATGTTTCCACACATGACCAAATGGATTTTCAATCCCCCTATATCTATTACATTTACGTGTAATAGTAGAAGTATTATGACCAGATGAATCTGTCTATTGTATAGTTACTGTAACTTCACCAGATCCACTACCCAAACTATCAGAACTTCCAGTAGGAATAAACGAGTAAGTTGTAGCTCCGTTGATAGTAGCTGTTCCTGTAGTACAACCTGAACCTAATCCACCTTGTCTAAATCCTTCAACTGTTAATGTAGTATTAACTGCTTTTTGACTATTTCTAGTAGCATATTCTACTAAGAATAAATGACATATAGCTCTATGTTCTTCATATGTATAAAGATTCCATTTAGCTTCTCCATCAAACCCATTAGCTCTAGCCCAAGTTCTACCATTAGCTCTAGTAAAGTTAACAGTGGGAATATTTTCTCTTTTACTTATCGCTCTACCGTTTAAATTATATAATTCATATGCGCTAACATATGCTTCTTTATGATGATTCCATCCAGATTTAGCGTGCTGGCATATTTTTAAATTATGTGTTTTTGTATTAAAATTATAGTCATCAGTATACCAAAATTCTGGTATTTTTATCATTATATTTACGTCATTAGTTGCTTGAGATGACGAATCGTTTACATTATGAGAATACTAGCCGCTTGTAAAATTCTCTTTTACAGGAACATACTAATCTTTAAAAATAGGTTGACCACAATTAAAAGCAAATGGTTTCATCATACTCTATATAGGCAATGATCTATGCATATCCATATTACCAATACGGGTACAATCTGGATTAGAAGATGTTTCTGACCATGATACACCATACCAGTCTTCTGGTTGAGTTCCTTCTATAGGAATAGTATCTATATTAGGAAGTGTCGATGTTAGTTCTATATTATAGTTTACAGTAAAGTGATTAATATTCCTTTCTATTCTTTTATACGTAGCTACATTTTCCCAAATATACCCAACGTACCATATTTGTAAATTATCTCCATTAACATAAGCTCTGAGTCTACCTTTATTAATAAAATCAGAACTGCATCTAACTTTATAATTAACAACTGTTGGAGAAAACGAACCAAATATTTCAATATCTCCATACAAAGTTGTGTTACTATAATCAATAGCAGAAACAGCTCTAACTGCAATACCATATTTAATGTATATACTATCTGTAGTAGCAGTATTTCTAGTCAATTCTATTATTTTAAAATATGTATCTTTATCTGAACTAGTTTGTAACGACTTGTTAGATTTATTCTAAGAAAAATGCTCACTGTGGTATCCATCTACCATATCTGCATTCAGATTAGTACATAGAGTAGTAGAAGATACTTGTATAGGTGCAGTGCCATCTGTTGTGTAAGATATTAATCTGCCAGCATGAACCCCTTTCCAATATCCGTCTTTATTGCCAAGATTAATAGAATTAGTTTTAACTTCTACTGGACCAAAATAATCAGCAAGTAAACATACTATTTTTTCAGTACCAGCTCCAAATATCAAATTACCTCCAGCATTATATATTCCTGTTAAAGTATTATTGAATATTACATCTTTATAAAAAGTCTTCTATCCTGTAATAGTTTGCGCGGTATCAAGTGTGACATACTTAGTAGTAGGATCTACACCTAATGCACTAGTTACATTAGCCTTAGTTATACTAATAGTACCACCATTTGCTAATGTTATATTACTACCTATCTTAACACCACCTAATGCACTAGCTGTAGCAGCAGGTAATACATACTTATTAGCTTCAGCTTCAATAGCAGCTAGTTTATTCTTTTCAGGAGTAGTATAATCATTAGTACTAAGACCTTTACCTTCAACTTTATCTACTTTTTGAGTCTACAGTTGAGTAATATTACTATTCAATGTCTCTTCTACACCAGTAGCTCTTTCTACTTCATTTGCTATAGCTGTAGCATTAGCTGATTCAGCA